GGCTTTCTCCCGGCCAGACCGTTACATTCGTCGGTGATTTTGATGGAAACAAATTCACTGATTGCCGATTCATAGTTCCGTAAACACAAAAGCCAGCGGCTAGATGTTCTCTAACCACTGGCTTTTTTATAGGTTGTTATACGCTTTTACGGATGCTTGCATAAAGCAAACGGAATGTCTCACGGCCTTTCGGCGTTACTCTGGTCTGTACGCCACCGTGCTTGTTCTTCTGGTTGCAGTATTCCTTGACGGCAAAGAGACCGTCACCCTTGCCAGCTTTCGGCAGGATGCCCTTGCTCTTGTCACGGTAGATGTATCCGTCAGAAATAAGCATCTTGATGAACAGACGTTCAGGGATACGCAGCTCCTTTGCGGTCGAGCGGAAGTTGGTAGATACGTTCCACGCCACAAGGTCATCGAAGTAGTCCGCTTTAGGCTGCATCTCCTCGTTCTTCTCACAGAGCTGCTTGTTCTGCGTCTGTAATGCTGCGTTCTTTTCCTTTTCGGCTTTCATGTTCTGAATCAGACCGATCACGAAGTCCGGGTTGGCAATAGCTGTCTCCAACAGGTTGTCGGTCATATACATCCCATGCTTGCGGATGGATGGCAAAACCTCGTGAGTGACCCAGTGCTTGAATTTCTTTAATTGCTCTTGTCTATTGGAAATATATTCCTCATTGACACCACGAGCTTTCTCTGGCTGCATTGCAAACAACGCAGAATAAAGCCCAGCTTCATTCACAACAGTCATGCTTTGTGTGCCGCCGGGGGTGTTGATTTGTGACACACCCTTTTCTTCATCATCTAATCTGGCGGCAACGCGTCGATAATTGGTTTCTCCAAACGCTACACATACATCTTTCAGCACAAACCACGGTTCGTTGTCAATAAGTGCGGCACGAATTTCGCCAAACTCGGCGTTGTTGAAGATTTTGATGTTCTCAGACAAAGAAAGTTGCATTAAAAATCTCCTTTTCACTTGTGAGAGAAGCGATTTTCTGCTATAATAACGGCGAGAGAATGCTTCTCTCAGGGTTTACATGATACGTTCGCTGTGGCTGGTAACTTTAGCGAGCGTATCATTTTTCGTTTTCATCGGGCAGCGGATGATTTTGCAGATACTCTGAAATGGCTCTGCGCATAAACTGACTTCGATTAAGGTCGCATACGGTGCAGTAGTGATTGATCTCTGCCAGCATTTCCTTGCTGACGTTGGCGTTGCACTGTGCACCATTCGGGTTGTTGTACGTCATACTCATTCACCTCCTTTCGGCGTAATTATATTATACCACTTTTCCTTGTGAAGTAAATAATTTCAAACGATTTTACGATGTAATTTATAATACATACGAATTGCCGAAATTATGTTACTTTTCTTTACGTCCCGCTTCGTACCCTGCCCGGTAGTTCAGTTCGGACAGCTTGCCCAGCGCTTCTGCGTACTCCCTGTCCTCGCTGGTCGGCTCTTTGCCGTGTGCAAGGGTTTTCAGGAATTCTTCGGTTGTCGTGGGGAATTTCATGTTTTTTGCTCCTTTCTATTGCAGAAGTTGTCTGCTTCTGCTATAATAATTAACAGAAACCGAGACTGCGCCCTTGGTTGCGCAGCTTCTGTTTTGTGGTGGAATAGGTCGTCAGTACTACTTTGGTCGGTGGGGCTGACGGCCTATTTTTTATGCCACAAAGGATAAATCTGTCGTTGTTGGCTGATTCATCGTGTGTTCTGCTGTCTTAGATTATAGACGATTGGTATATAGTTGTCAACAGCCCAATTTGTATAATTTGCATCAGATATTTCTTATTTTTACTCATTCTAACGTAAATTTACGTTATTTGATAGTACTTTCGTAAACGGATTAGTTTACCATAGTGATAGTAACTTGAAAATTATTCTTCGATAATTCGTAAGGCTACTATTCAAGTATACAGTTTGTAAAGCAACGAAAAAGTTTACAGCCGTTTGACCACCCTAATGATAGTAAAAAATAAATTCCAACACTAAAAAGTTCTTGACAACCAACACTAAAAAGTTTATAATTGTCTTAAAGAAAGAGAGGGAGCCTTATGCGGAGCAATGAAGTGGTCAGAGAACTTATAGAAAAAGAACAGAAAAGAGATAAAAGCAAAACCAAGACTTATTGGGCGCACGAAATTGGCGGGAAGGAAAAAACAAGTTCTTTCGTCACGCAGCGTTTAAGAGGCGACGGTCTCACTGTTAGAATTTTGGCAAGATTTTGTTGGCTTTTAGGCTATCGCATCGTTCTTGAACCAGTTGACCCGAATTGCAACGAAAGGTATATTCTTGACGATGGCCTAGATGAATTTAAGACGGAATACTTTACAAGAAAAGCAAAGGAAGCGAGTGAAGGAAAATGATTTACGGTTACGCTCGTGTTAGTTCCGCTGGACAAGCGATTGACGGCAACAGCCTTGAAGCACAGTCGGAACTTCTGAAAGTTAACGGCGCACAGAAAATCTTTTCGGATGTTTACACCGGCACGAAGTTGCATCGACCTGAATTGGACAAGCTGATGGCTGAAATCCAGCCGGGAGATACGCTGATCGTGGCGAAGCTTGACCGCATTGCCCGTTCCGCTAAGAATGGTCTTGAACTGATAGACCAGTTTATTGATAAGGGCGTTTCGGTGAACATCCTGAACATGGGGGTTATGAATAACTCCCCCACCGGCAAGGTCATTCGCACGGTGATGCTTGCATTCGCCGAGTTTGAGCGTGACATGATTGTTGAACGCACCAGAGAGGGCAAGAAGATTGCTAGTCAGCGCCCCGATTACAGGGAAGGCCGCAAGCCAACCGAGTATGACCGCAACCTCTTTGACGTTCTCCACGAGCAGGTGGAGAAGCGCATTCTCACGGTCACGGACGCTGCCAAACAGCTTGGTGTGACCCGCCAGACATGGTATCGGATTGCTGAACAGAACAGGTGAAAGGAGTAAGAGCCTATGGATAAGTGGAACAACAGGAACTCGTATGATTGGCTTGCTGGGGCGGTCGTTGGACTGCTTACCGGGTTCTTCATCGTAGTTGTGGTTGCGAGGTGCGTTCTGTGATACTTAGTGATAACATGAAGCGCCTGATCGACACGCTGAACACCTATGAGCCAGACCTTCCGAATGGATTTTATTCTGTAAAAGCCCTGCAAGACAAACTGGACTTTACGGCACAGTTCGTTCTTGAATCCCTTGCCAACGATGGGCTGATACGCTGGGGCGACACGCAGCACACAGCATTCTGGCTGTTGGAACGTGCAAGGAACTATAAGAAAATTCATAAGTTGGAAAAGATTGAACAGTGGAAAGAACGTGGGATAGGATTTGCTTGCGGCGTTTTGACCAGCGTTGTTGCAGGGCTGATTAGCATTGTGCTAGCTAATGTTTTCAATTGACATTGTTCGCAACCTAAAACAAAATCGAATAAGAAAGGAGAACAAGTTGAAAACGATTGAAGGAAAATATGCGTCCGCAAAGGTGTTTACAGACAATATTGAAGATAAAGCGGCTGAGCAGATTTTGACGCTTTGCAATCAGAGCTTTGTTGACGGATGCAAGATTCGTATTATGCCAGACGTTCACGCCGGTTCTGGGTGCGTAATTGGCTTTACGGCAGATTTGGGCAAGAAAGTCATCCCGAATATTGTGGGCGTGGACATTGGTTGCGGAATGCTTGTCGCTGAGCTTGGAATTGAACACATTGACCCAAAAAAGTTAGATAAAGTGATTAGAGAACGAGTTCCGGCTGGAATGAATGTTCATGAATCGCAGAAAATGTCGGATGCTTTCCTTAGCCAGCTTGAATGCAAAGATAGTCTACATAATGTTGACTGGATTCTTCGCAGTATGGGTACTTTGGGCGGCGGCAATCATTTTATCGAGCTGGACGAAGACGAAGAAAGAAACCAGTACCTTGTTATCCATACTGGAAGCCGAAATCTTGGCAAGCAAGTTGCAGAGTATCATCAAAGCGTAGCTATCTCAAATATCAAAGGAAAGAACAAAAGAAAAGAAGCTACGGAACGTCTGATTGCGGAACTGAAAGAGCAAGGTCGTGAACAGGAAATTTCGCAAAAAATCAAAGAGCTGGATATTCGGTTCCCTGATATTCCGAATGAGCTTTGCTATCTCGAAGGTAAAGAACGCGATTCTTACCTTAACGATATGCGGATTTGTCAGGCTTTTGCGAGCATGAATCGAGCGAGAATTATGCACACTATTTTAGATGGTGTTGGAATTGACTCTATGCTGACCCATGCGTCCTTCTTTGAAACCGTTCATAACTATATTGATGAATCGGATGATATTATCCGAAAAGGCTCTGTATCCGCTAGAGAGGGCGAGAAGCTGATTATTCCTCTTAATATGAGAGATGGAAGCCTTATCTGTGTTGGTAAGGGAAATCCTGATTGGAATTTCTCTGCTCCGCATGGTGCTGGCAGACTATATAGCAGAACAGCGGCTAAAAAAGCATTCAGCGTTGAGGAATACCAAAAGCAAATGAACGGCATTTATACTACGTCAGCCGATGAATCCACGTTGGATGAATGCCCGATGGCATATAAGCCAGCGCAGGAAATTATCAACGCAATCTCTCCAACCGTTGATATTGTAAAGCATATTAAGCCGATTTACAATTTCAAAGCTGGAGAATAAAACCGAGTATTTTATTTTTGTGCGAAGGAGAAAATATGGACAACAAAGCTGTGAAAGTCCCGGAGTGGTGGAGTGAAGAAGATATTCGTATTTTGACTCAAATGATGAACGGAGGGAGCCTTTTGGATATTATTCAGTGTGCAGAAGAATGTCGAAAGTCCACTTGGGAGAACAGAGAGTTTTGCGTATATAAATTAGTTCGTGCTGCCATCAAAGCAGCGGAAGGAATTTGAAAATCGAGTCAATAAAGAAAATTTCTAAAGCAGCATTATAAAGCTGAATATTTGATTTTTGTGCAGTTGTAGGCACTCTTTACATTTTCAGGTAGGGGGTGCCTATTTTTTTATGCAGCCAAAACAGTGTATCGCTATCATTGACAGCATCAAAGCGTATGCAAAGCAGAATCCGACCGAAGCACAGGTCTACGAGGACTGGTTTCAGGCGGTGGTGAACCTGAGAGATGTTCTGCCGCAAGACAAGCGGTTCGATGCCTACAAATACTCTGGTGAACTGCGTTCTGTCTGCGCAGCCATGATGGGCAAGATGAAAACAGGCGAGGATGTGGCAAAGGTCTATGACATTATCGGCCGGACGTACCTGTTTGAAGCAAAAGATGTGTTTGACAGCTATTGCATCTACCTTGAATGGAATCGTGCGCCGGAGAAGAAGTTCTACCAGCCACGCAGAAAGGTGCTTCTGACGTTGGTTCGTGACCTAGAGGACTTGTTTTTCCACCGTGTAGAATTTCTTGGGGTAAGTCAGCCCCCGCGTACTGGAAAAAGTACGCTCTGTATATTTTTTATCACATGGCTAATGGGCAACCGCCCTGACGTTGCATCGGTTATGAGCGGGCATTCTGACAAGCTGACCAACGGCTTCTACGGCGAAGTGCTGTCCATCATCACCGACCCTGTGACTTACAACTGGGGGAAAATCTTCCCTGAAGTTCAGCTTGTGGACAAAAGCGCAAAGGATGAAAGCGTTGACCTGAGCCGAAAGAAGCGTTTCCCTACCCTGACTTGCCGCTCGATCGGCGGTACGTTGACTGGTGCTGTTGAAATTGGCGAGGGCGGCGTTCTGTACAGTGATGACTTGATTGAGGACTTGGAGGAAAGCCTGAATGTTGAGCGTCTGAACAACAAGTACGATGCCTACCTGAACCAGCTGAAAGACCGCAAAAAGCAGGGAGCATTGGAGCTGATGGTTGGTACACGCTGGAACGTGCTTGACCCTCTGGGGCGTATTCAGAACCAGTATGCAGACAATCCGAAGTACAGATTCCGGGTGATTCCTGCGGTGGACGAGAACGGACACAGCAACTTCAATTATGACTATGGTGTGGGCTTTGACGATGCCTACTACGCCGATATGAAAGCCAGCATTGATGATGCAACATGGTGGGCAAAATACATGGGCAAGCCCTATGTGCGTGAAGGCTTGTTGTTCCCTGCCGATGAACTGCGGTATTTCAACGGCGTTCTGCCTGACGGAGAGCCTGATCGTAAGCTCATGGTCGAAGATATTGCTTGGGGCGGCGGCGATTTTACATCCGGCCCCATCGCCTATGTTTATAATGGTTCTGTGTTTATTCCCGATGTTGTTTTCAATAATGGCGATAAAACCGTTACCAAGCCTGAAACGGTCGGAAAAATTATTCAACATAAATTGAACACATACAGAGGTGAAGCCAATAATGGTGGCGATGAATACTGCGATAGTATAGACAGTATGCTTCGGCAGCAAGGCTATCACTGCTCTGTTCGCAGTCAACGTGCGCCCAGTGGCCAAAGCAAGCTGTCAAGAATCATCCAGTATGCGCCGGACATCAAACGGTTCTATTTCCTTGACGAAAAACACCAGTCGAAAGAGTACAAGGCGTTCATGGAACAGTTAACGATGTTTACGCAGCTTGGCAAAGTCCCGCACGATGATGCGCCGGACAGTCTGGCACAGCTTGCCGATGAACTTTACAACGGAATCAGCAAAATTGAACCTATAAAAAGGCCATTTTGAAAAAAAGTTGTAACGTATAATTTAATTTATTGACTTTACAGCGTTGTTTTTGGTATAATGTATGTAAGGAGTTGGCGGCTCCGGCATGATGCCTGCTACACGCTTTACGGCTCCGAGCTGAATGCTTTGTAGGCGTTCTCCTTTCTGCCCAGCAATGGTTTCCACACTCTTTCCCATTGCTGGGATATATAAGTTGCGTCCCGTGTTGGATGGGGTCTGGTTCGCCCTTCAAATCTTGACTTCCAGAATAAGGCGGTTCAAATCCGTCACGCAGCACAACGATTCACTTTTGCTTTCATAGAAATTTTCCTTTTACAACCTCCAATCGTTATTCCCGGCTCTCGATGAAATGGGTTTTGTGACATTTTACCATTTCAAAGAGCAACGATGAATCAAGCTGGGTCTTTATGTTGCATTAGCTCAGTATGGCTAGAGCACCCGGCTCATAACCGGGCATACACTGGTTCAAATCCATTATGCAGCACCAAAATTGCAGCCAAGCGTCTGTCCGCAAGTAGACCAAAAAAGCTGCAATGGCTTTCTCTGGGCAGAGGAATAGCACAGCTGGAAGTGCGAACAGTTTCCCAGCAGCTTCTGACAGGTCTGTGCTCAACAGCCTGTTTCCAGGAATCCAACGAAAGGAGCACAGATGGTAGCAAAAGTCAGATGCAAGCGTCCTCGAAAAGACGCAAACGGCAATCCATGTGATTGCGGACGTTATCTTGGCGAAGTGGAAGGTAAGTTCTCCCTTCTGTGTCCTCTTTGCCATTGGATTACAATTGGAGATTCCAACCTTCCAAAAGATACATGGGTCTCCGTACCAAAGTTTAAAAACTGAATAGCTTTTGAAGCGCAGTTGTAAGCGCAGTGAGATAGACCTTAACAGGTTTTCTTGCTGCGCTTTTTATTTTTCCGGAAAGGAGGAACACATGGCTGAGTATCAGATGGTCGTTTGCGGCTTTTTGAATAATCCGCTGACCGGACGCAGACCGATTGAAACACCGGAGACGGAAATCAATCGGGAGAACGTGCTGAAAGTGGTCATGGGTAAGGCAGAGCCTATTCATCTGCTGAATAAGAACGAGATTCGCTTTCTGCACAACTACTACTTGGGTAGCCAGCCAGTCCTCCACCGCACGAAGGAATACCACGCGGAAATCACGAACCGCATTGTAGAGAACCACGCCAATGAGTGCGTGGGCTTCTACACAGGCTACATGAGCGGCACTCCCTGCTCTTATGTGCGGTCTGAAACGGCAACAGGTGACGGTGAGGAAATCGCCCGGCTGTCTAACGCCTTGCAGTATGAGGGTAAAGATGCACTTGATCGGCGGCTCTGGCAGTGGATGTTGGAATGCGGACAGGGATACCGGATTGTTCTTCCTGACAAGGGGTATGGCGGCAACTACCCGGACGAAACGCCCCTGCTGGTTGACGTTCCCGACCCCGACATGGCGTATGTGATTTACAACTCCGGCATCGGGCACAAGCCTATTGCCAACGTGCTGCACATCCCACGCAATTATCAGAATGACCTGAACGACCTGATTTGTGTGTATACGCCAAACCAGTACTTTGAAATCGACAACGGCAAGGTTACAAAGTCTGAGAACCATTCTCTTGGAATGTTGCCGATGGTCGAATACAAGCTGAACCCGGAACGAATGGGTCTGTTTGAACCGGCTATTCCCGTTCTGGATGCCATCAACGACCTTGAAAGCAACCGTCTGGACGGTGTAGCGCAGTTCATCCAGTCCATCATGGTATTTACCAACTGTCTTGTGGATGATAACGCACTGAAACAGGTCAAAGAACTTGGGGCAATGTGCTTGAAATCTACAACCAGCTTGCCCGCCTCCGTTTCGCAGATTGCAAACGAGCTTGACCAGCAGCAGAGCCAGACTTTGCTTGATTCCATGTTGAATGTGTACCGCAGCCTGACCGCCATGCCCAGTGCTACTGGTAGCGAGAACGCAACGTCCGACAACGTGGGCGCAGTCATCGTCCGCAACGGCTGGAATCACACAGAAGCAAGGGCGCAGCAGTACGAGAATATGTTCAAGTTCTCGGAACGCCAAAGCCTGTCTGTAATGCTTAAAATCCTGCGTGACACGGCTGGTTCTAAGCTGATGGCGAGTGACATCAACATCAAACTGCCCCGCCGTCAGTACGATAACCAGCAGAGCAAGGTTCAGATTTTTGCGCAGATGATTCAGCAGCCGATTGACCCGCAGTTGGCGTTCACCACGCCCGGTCTGTTTCCTGACCCGCAGGCTGCTTACGAAATGAGCAAGCCCTTCCTGATTGCCGCTGGCAAGCTGGGCGAAGATGGGAAAGCACCGAAGCCGCAGGAACAGCCCAAACAGAATGCTACCGACGCAAATGTCGGGAACACGGAAGACAAACAGACTACCGATACCAATAAAGAAACAGAGGGCGAATAGTCCTTTGCCATAAACACGGCAGGGAAGCCGGGATATAAATTTCGCAGCGTTGCAGGGAAGCAACGGTAAAAAAACGCAGGAGGAAATTAACGATATGAAACTCAATGTGTTGCTTGGTGATGCCTACAAAGAGGGCATGACCGCCGATGAAATCATCTCTGCGCTTGAAAAGGTTGCAGACCCTAACGCAGAGGTCGAGAAGCTGCGCAACGCCGTGACGAAAGCCAACGGCGAAGCTGCTGAGTACAAGAAGCAGCTCAAGGCAAAGCGTACCGATGACGAGAATGCTGCACAGGAACAGGCTGACAGGCTGGAAGAGATGCAGAAGCAGATTGAAGCCCTGACTGCCGACAAAGAGAACCTCGTTAAGGAAAAGACCCTTGCATCTTACCGTGAGAAGTTCGTTGCACAGGGTTATGACGCTGAACTTGCCAACAAAGCCGCATCTGCACTGGCTGACGGTGACATGGACAAGGTGTTTAAGTTCCAGTCGGAGTTTATGACCGCCCACGACACCGCATACAAGGCTTCTCTGCTGAAGGATATGCCCACACCTCCGGGTGCGGATGGCAAGGGCGGCTCTGACAGTGAGGGCGTGGCGTTTGCCAAGAGCCTTGCACAGCAGAACGCAAATGCTTCTAAGGCATCGAGTGACGCAATGAGTGCTTTCCATTAACAAGGAGGAAAACATGAAGTTTACCCGAAACACGGTCAACGGAATCAACGATACCATCCTTGCTTCCAATGACTACACTGCCATTCCCTTTACCGTGACCGAAACTGCTGCGGTTAAGGCTGGCTATCCCATGACCAAAGCTGGCAAGAAAGCAACCTCTGCCACGGCAGACGGCATTTTGCTGTATGACGTTGACCCGGCAGAAAACCCCAATGCCGCTCTGCTGATTCGTGGCGTTATCGACACCAAGAAGGCCGCTGCAAGCTCCGGCTTTACCTATGATTCTGATGCGGTCACTGCGCTTAAGACTGCCATTCCTGGCATCTTCTGCCGTGACAACATCAGCGTAAACGCTTAATAGGAGGTAAAACAACATGGCACTGAATCTTAAGGAAGTCTTTGCCCCGGCTGCGATTGCCGCCTATTGGACGAACGACCCCACCAATGCGATGCCCTTTGCATCTGACGCACTGTTCCCTGCCAAGAAAAAGGCTGGCCTTGACCTGAAGTGGCTGCGTGGTCACAAGGGCGTTGGCGTTTCTCTGATGCCCAGCGCATTTGACGCAAAGGCTACGTTCCGCACCCGTGAGGGCTTCAAGTTTGATGAGACCGAGATGCCGTTCTTCCGTGAGGGCTACCATCTGGGTGAAAAAGACCGTCAGGAGATCCTGCGCGTTCTTGACAGCAACGACCCCTATGCTCGTGACGTGATGAACCGCCTGTACGATGACACCGCACAGCTTATCACTGGTGCGCGTATCGTTCCTGAGCGCATGATCTGGCAGCTTCTGGCTCCCGCCAATGGCATTCCTGGCATCACCATCAAGGCAAACGGCGTGAACTACACCTACAACTACGACCCGGACGGCGGCTGGAAGTCCACCAACTTTAAGGATATCAGTGGTGTCGCAAAGTCTAAGTGGTCTGCTGCCACCGCCACCCCCATTGCCGACCTGAACGCCGCAAAGGATGCTGTTCTGGCGAGCGTGGGCGAGGTCGTGACTGAGGTTTACATGAACACCGCAACCTTCCGCAACATGATTGCTGCGGACGAGGTGAAGAACCGGTTCATGACCGTCACCGCAAAGGCAAATGCTGTTCTGCTGGATGCCGAAGCACGGCAGATTATCGAATCTGCAACCGGTCTGACCATCCATCTTTATGACAAGATGTTCAAGGCAGACCAGTACAGCGCAAGTGAGAAGTACCTGCCCGATGGCATGGTGGTGGTTGCTCCTTCCGGCGCTCTGGGCAGCACTTGGTACGGCACTACTCCTGAAGAGGCCGACTTGCTGTCTGGTCAGTCTGGCGCATCCGTGTCCATCGTGAACACTGGCGTTGCCATCACCACTGAGCTGACCGTTCATCCGGTCAACGCCAACGTCTACGCTTCCGAAATCGTCCTGCCGTCCTTTGAGCGCATGGACGCTGTGTACTGCATCAAGGCTTACTAAGGCGAAAGGAGGAAAGCAGCATGGGAGACCAGTATTCTGAATCGGCAGTCAAGCTGGGGCAGTACATTGCCCCAGCACTTGACCGTGAAATCACGGACGAGGACTACCCACTCTTCGACCTGCTGCTTGATTTCGCCAAAGACAAGATATTTGCACAGGGCTACCCCTTTGGTAACAGACCGGACGAGCTGCCCTCGCAATATGAGTCGTTGCAGATACGCATTGCAGCGGAACTGTATAACCACATCGGCGCAAATGGACAGACGAGCTATACCAACAACGGCATCACTCGTGTGTGGGAAAGCTCCGATGTGGCGCAGTCTCTGCTGAATGAAGTTGTTCCGAGAGTAGGTGTTATCGGCTGATGTTCAATGGAAGCCCGCTGGACAAGCGCCCGCTGTGGTACTCGAACCCTGTTGGCGAGAAAACGCCTGTTGTGGACGAATGGGGAAACGAAACTGGCGAGACATCGCAGACGTGGAGTGACCCTGCAAAGCTGATTCTGAACGTCAGCCCGCCTACTGGTTCTGCGGAAGCAAGCCCTTTTGGGGCGTTCACGGATTACAGCTATGTGGTCAGTTCATCCAGCAAAAAGCATAACACTCCACTTTATGAGGGCACGCACGTCTGGTTTCAGACGGACGTTTCAAAGCCTTTTAACTACATTGTGGTCAAGGTCGCAGAGCATATCACGGACACGTTGTATGCGCTGAAAGAGGTGGCTGCAAGTGAAAATTAAAGTGAGGTTGAGCGATGCCGGACTTCGTGATGCGGAACGTCAGATACAGGAGTACAAGACCACCCTGAATCAAAAAGCACAGGAGTTTGCGAGGGCGTTGGCTGATAGAGGGCTTGATGTGGCGAAAGTTCGCTTTGCGAATGCAGAATATGCCGGTAGCAACGATGTCTCTTGCCGTGTTGAGCAGAACGGAAACACCTGCACCATCATTGCAGAGGGCAAAGCAGTTGCCTTTATCGAGTTTGGCACTGGCGCGCATCACAACGGATATGGCGGCGAACTACCGCCCGGCGTTGGGGCGCATGGCTCCTACGGCAAAGGGCAAGGTGCAAACCGCAGATGGTATTACTACGGAGAATCCGGCAATGCTGGCACTCCTGTTAAGGAAGTGGACGGCAAAGGTCAGTTGAATTACACCGACGGCAACGAGCCAGCTATGGCTATGTGGGGGGCTGTTGAGGAAATGGCTTCTCAGGTCGAAGCAACGTGGAGGGAGGTTTGGAATAGTTGATTGATTATTTCAATTCTATCTTCACGGCCGTTGCTAAGGAGCTGCGAAAGCAAGTTCCCGGCATCTTTGTTACTGGTGAAATCAATGACAGCAATGTCAAGAAGTTTCCGTGTGTGCAGATAGAGGAAAACAACAATCTTCCTGTGCACATTGATTCTGCTGGTCACAGCAAGTACGCCGCCGTTTCCCTGCGTGTGCGGGTCTACTCTAACAAGAACACCGGACGCATTGCAGAAGCACGTTCCATTGTTGGCATCGTGGATTCTGTTCTTGAACCGCTTAAATTTTATCGCAAGTCGTTTGCCCCGTTGAATGGGCTGTACAACAATTCCGTCTATCGGATTGATTGCAGCTACGGGGCAACAATCGGAGAGGACGGAATGATTTACCGAAACTAAGGAGGTAAACATTCTATGAGTACTGCTATCTCCGGTCTGAATACCACCCTGTATTGTGGCGACAGCGCAACCGCTCTGACGAAGCTGTGCGACATCAAGGATGTACCCGACCTAATCTCCGAACCTAACCTTCTGGATGCCACTACTCTGTCTGACCCTATGCAGGTCAACATCTTTGGCATTATCCAGAGTGACACCAAGTCCTTTACTGCCAACTACAACAAGACTGACTACAAGAAGGTCAAGGAGGCTGGCTATGATGAGACTTCCGAGAGCAACACCGTGAAGTATTACGCCCTGAAGATGCAGGACGGCTCCGGCTTCACTTGGCAGGGTATGCATCAGGTTGGCCTGTCCGGCTTTGGCGTGGACGAGGTTGTGGAAATGACCATCAACTGCATCTTCACCAAGAAGCCTGAGTTCAGCGAGGCCCTGACTGTCAATGGCGGCTAAACCGCAAAAATCGAATCAATCAAACTGGGCAGAACTGAACATCGGATTTGGTTCTGCCCCTATTTATAAAGGAGAGCATTTATTATGGCTGCTAAGGTTATCAACTTTCATTCCCCCGATGGCAAGAACACTTATGAGCTGACTTTCACCCGTGACAGCGTGGAAGCTGCTGAGCGTGCAGGTTTTCAGATTGGCCAGTACACCCAGATGACCAATCTGCTGTCCAACTCTCGTGCCCTGTTCTACGGCGCTTTCATTGCTCGGAACAAGGGCATCAGGCGCAAGGTCACTGACGAGATGTTCCAGCACATCGAGGAGAAGGAAGACCTGATGGGCATTCTGCTTGAGATGTTCATGGATGCTTCCAAGTCTCTGTTGGCAACTGACACTGAGGACAAGACCGCAAAAAACGCAACGTGGGAGATTGTGTAACTGCACAATCTCAGGAAACAGACGGAGAGGGAGAGCCATTCTCCTTCTCTAAGCTGTTCCACGATGTAGAAGCCTATTACATCTCCATCGGCATGACCTACGACCAGTTTTGGTACGGCGATGTCTGGCTGGCGAAAGTTTACCGTGACGCAGAGGAGCTGCGGGAACGCAGAGCCAATGCAGAAGCGTGGAGAAACGGCTTTTACATGGCATCTGCACTTTCCTCTACGGTTGGCAATATGTTCCGAAAGAAAGGGTCTAGCCCCATCAAGTACATGGATAGACCGATTCCCCTTACCCAAAAGGAGAAAGACGAGTATGAATACCAACGCGCAGTTGAGGCGCAGGAGCGAATCAAGAGAATGATGTTCTCTATGATGGAAAGTGATGGTGGTAGTGATGGCTGATGTTGATATTACGAGCTTATCCGTAGAGATTTCTGCGGAATCGCAGGGCGCAGAGCTTAACATCAATAAATTGGCTAACGCTATCGCCAATCTTCGTTCTAAGGGCAATGTTTCTGCCGTCTGCGATGGCCTTGATAAACTAGCTGGTTCTATCGCTGGGCTGAAGTCTGCATCCAAAGGCATTGGTTCTATTTTTAAGAACATCGAAAAGATGTCAAACATTGATGTTTCTGGAATTGATTTTACTGGTTTAAGCGCAAAGCTGGAATCGTTGAAAAGCGAATTACGGCCCTTGCAGAACCTTGATGCTTCTGGATTAAAAGCGGTTGGCAGTGCAATGAACGCTATTGCTAAAATCCCATCTATCAATGATAAGTTGGATGCAGACACGCTTAATAAGTTCAAGACTGCTTGTGATAGCATCTCCACCTCGCTCACTCCCCTTGCATCTCAACTGGATAAGGTAGGAAACGCTTTTGCGAAGCTCCCTCCGCAGTTGAGCAAGGTGGTTACACAGGCTAACCGTGTGACCGCTGCCAACGAAAAGCAGCGCAAGAGCTATCTCAGTCTGTCCAATCAGATGAACGGCTTTATGCGGAACATGGCAAAGCTGGTTTCGCTGAAAGCCATTGCTGAGTATCTTGGTAACGCTGTTGCAAAGTTTAACGACTTCTATGAAGCAACAGACCTGTTTCATAATGCTATGGGCAATTTGAGCGGTGAAGCCGATACGCTCATTCGTAAGATGCAGGGCTTGCTTGGCGTTGACCCGACCAAAGCGATGACCTACATGGCTACCATCCAGAGCTTGGGTACTTCGTTTGGTCTGACCAGCGACAAAGCATACATTCTGTCCAAGAACCTGACTCAGCTTGCCTATGACGAAGGTTCCTATTGGAATAAGGACGTTGCAGAGACCTTTACAGCAATGTCCTCCGCAATCTCTGGCGAGATTGAGCCTATCCGCCGTTTGGGCGTCGACCTGTCTCAGGCACGGTTACAGCAGGAGCTTCTTGCCTTGGGCTTTAACAAGCAGGTTTCTAGTCTGTCTCAGGCAGATAAGGCGGTTCTGCGCTACATTGCCATTATGAAGCAGACTGCCAACGTGCAGGGCAACCTCGCACAGACTATCCAGAGCCCTGCAAATCAGATTAAGATTCTGAAAGCTCAGTTGGATATGCTGGCGAAGTCTGTTGGCTCTCTGCTCTACCCTGCCATGAAATCCATTCTTCCCCCGCTGATTGCCGCCGTACAGCTCATTCGAGAATTTGTTGAGTGGGTGGCAAAGCTGATGGGTGTAAAGGTTGTGTTTACTGATTTCACCAAGAGCGCTGACAGTGTTGGCGGCATCGGTGATGCAATGGATGACACGGCAGATTCGACAAAGAAAGCTGCCAAAGCCCTCAAGGACTATACGATGGGTTTTGATGAACTGAACATCATTGACCCAACGCAGGGAAGCTCCGGCTCTGGCGGCGGTGCATCTGCTGGCAACATCTTGGGCGATGTAGACTTGTCCGGCTACGATATGTTCAAGAACTATGTTGGCACATCTATTGATGAGATGAAGCAAAAAATCAAAAGTATGCTTCCTCTGATTGAATCTATTGCGGCTGCATTTGCTCTTTGGGAGCTTGGAAAATTCATCAAACAAATTGGTGAAGTTATCAAAGGCATGAACGGCATTCAAAAAGCCGCCGCCATGATTGCCATTCTTGTTGTGGAGTGGGCCATTACACAAAAGCTCTCCGATAGTTTCCTGAAAACCGGCGACACGACAAAATTGTTTGGCGAATGGCTCACCGCCGCAGCCGCAGCGATTGGCGGATATGCTTTGTTGGGGCCGGAAGGCGCATCTCTTGCTCTTATTGTAAACGCAGTCGTACAGCTTGAGTCCATCAAGACAAACTTGTCTGAAGGCGTTGTAAAAGCTACCGACGCATCCGTTTGGATTCAAGGCATTAGCGCCGCCGTAACAACTGGAATCGCTGGTGCGGTATTTACCAAAACTGCTACAGGATTCTCGCTCGGTCTTTCCGTTGGCGCTGTTCTCGCCTTGTCTGCCATCACTTATGGTGGCACAAAAGGCGGCTCCATTAAACCGGGTGATTCCATTGATGCCTTATTGACCGCATTAACTGCCGCTGCTGGCGGTCTCGCTGGTGTTACGCTCGCTTTGGCTGCTGGCGCTTCCGCTCCGATTGCTGGCGCAGCGCTTATTCTTGGTGTTGGCGTTGGCGTTGTTTTGGAGCAGCTTGGCATTACCTTTGGCGAAAAAGACCGCATCAAAGACGTTGAAGATTATATCAAGCGTTACGAAGATGCCGGTTATACAACCCTTGCGATTCATTATCGCTTAAAGAATCTCGGCTTTTCGGATAATGAAATCAACATGGCAGAACAAGGGATTGATTCTACTTTTGAGATTTTCCGATACACGTTCAACGAAAAGCTTAAAGCGCTTAACGAGTGGTGGAACCAAAAGTGGGAAGGATTTAAAGAAAACTTTGGCAAATCTTGGGATAGCTTAAAAAATGCTGTCAGTTCTGCAAAAGATGGATTAGATCAAGCAAGCGCCGATTTGAAGCAATGGTTCGTTGGCGTTGGCGAGTGGTGGAACCAAAAGTGGACTGGCTTTAAGGAAAATTGGGATAAATCTTGGGACAGCATGGTTCAGACGGTTGCTGCAATTCCTAAGAAAATGCTTGATTTCGGCAAGAATATTGTCCAAGGGTTGATTAACGGAATCAATCAAGGCATCGAAAATGCGAAGAAAACTGTTAGCGGTCTTGCAAAAGCCATCATTGATAAGTTTACTACTGAAACCGAAATCCACTCTCCTTCCAAGCTCTTTGAACAGTTCGGCATCTACATCGACCAGGGCCTTGCAAACGGTATCGCCGCTGCTCAAGGCTATGTTGATGAGGCCATGCAGGGCCTTATCAATGGTGTGACCAATGCTGGAAACCAGTTCATCGAACAGGGCAAGCAGACTGGTATTGGCTTTGTGAACAGCCTTGACCAGACTCTCACTAGCACTTGGCAGCAGCTCGATACCAATTTGCAGAACGATTTCTTTGGTACTATTCAGAACCTTTTGGAAGCCGCTCAGAGTGGCGATGTGAAGACCATTGGCACGACGATTGCTGCCGTGTTGTGGCACGCAATGGGCGAAGAGCAGCGCACTCAAATCAAGACGATCGCAACCAACATGATTACCGACTTGAGCACGCAACTGACCAATGCGTTGTCTACGTTGTCCGCACAGGCGTATCAAATTGGCGGCGAGCTTCTGAACGGCATTACCTCAAAATTCGGCGAGATTTTGCAGAAGACCAAACAGCTTGGCGGTTCCCTCAGCTCAACGTTCCAGGCTGTGAGAGGGCCGTTGAAATCTGTCGCTACGGCAATTAGCGCGGCTCTTTCTGGCGGTCTCGCAAGTGCTTTCCCGACCATCTATGCGTCTATGGGCACTCTGATTTCTACCATCGGCGCATCGTTTGTGGCGATGCTTCACGCCATTGGCGCGGCTTTGTCTGCCACCATTTTCGGCATTCCCGCCGGACTGGTTGCCCTGGGCGCTGCGGCTGTCCTGGCTGTTTCCATTGCCAGCATCGTTGGTGGAATGGGCGGCAAAAAGAGCTCTTCCAGTAGCTCCTATGGCTCTACTGGCTACGATGAATCCGACTTGAGCCAGATTGACTATAGCAACGTTCCTGGCACCTCTCAGTACAACGATGCTAACAGTGGTGTCCAGAGCAGCTACACTGCAAGCGCAACACAGCAACTCAGCGCATCGGAAATCAAAGAAGCTGTGTACAACGGCGCTTATAACGCACTGTTAGATTATAAGCAGCGCTACGGCAAAGAAGATAAGAACAATATCATCAAGCTGTTTATTGATGGCAAGCAGGTCACTGCCGCAGTCGAAAAGACGCAGAGTGACCGTGGACGCACCATCATGGGCAACGAAGCATACAGTTATTAAGGAGGTGGCTCACTTTGGCAATTCCGGCGCTCATTACGATTGACGGCAGAGAAATGCCGGAGCCGTCTTCTTATGAAGCGACGACCAGCACGATCGTTGACTCTGGCCGTAATGTGCAGGGTAAGGTGGTCGGCTCCGTTGTTCGGCATGACGTGGCGAAAGTTTCCGTGAAATGGAACTACCTTACCGCCGAACAATGGGCCGCTGCCATTGGCCCATTTACTACCAAGTTTTATTGCTCCGTTCGGTTTTTGAATCAAGCTACTAACGCGTATGAAACGCGTCAGATGTACGTTTCCGACCGAACGGCTGGTATGTGGCGTAGAGGGCCTAAAACCGGCAAGATAATGGGCTGGACTAATTGCGCACTTGCGCTTGTGGAGGTCTGACGTATGGAACATCCATCTCAAGCATGGCTTAACAAGTTCAATGACACGCTTGTGCCGGAAGAGTTTGTTGAGATTTCTTACGATAGCACCGAACCTGGCGTTCAAGAGGACGCCACCGCAAGCGCAACTGCGCAGGTTCCTTTTGGTAATATCGAAAATACCACGAAGGAACTTGACCGTGCATTGACGAAATATGCAACAGGGGAAACAAATCTGCACGTTCTGGACGGTAGTTTCAGATTGTTGCCGGATTCTGTCCCCTATGCGGATGCTGGTTTTATCAGTCAGACGCTCGTGAGCGATTCCAACCACCCGCGCATTATCCTTTCGTTTGGCAGCGTGCACACACGTGCCGTTCCCGGTTTGACAATTGTTTGGTCGTCCATGATGAACGAATGGGCAACTAAATTCAAGCTCACGACCTATAAGGGAACCGCCGTTGTGAGTACCATCACTGTATCAAATAACAAAAGCGTTTATTCTGAGACCGAATGGGAAATTTACGGCTACGACTCCATTGCCATTGACATTCTGGAATGGAGCATTCCAAATCGTCGTGCTCGCATTGAATGGATCATGGTCGGCTTTCACGAGGTGTATAACAAAAAAGACCTTGTTTCGTACACGCACACATCCAGCCGAGACCCGATCTCGGCGCAGCTACCGAAAGACAGCATCGAATTTTCTTTGGACAACAGCCAAAAAACGTGGGATGCTATCAACCCTCGCGGTATGTTCCGATATCTGTATGAACGACAGGAAGTGGACGTCCGTTACGGCATGGACGTGGATGGAGAAACGCAATGGATTAATGGCGGCAAATTCTATCTTTCGGAATGGAGCGTTCCTTCTAATGGTTTGGAAGCGTCTTTCACGGCTCGTGATGCTCTTGAGTTCATGATGACCTCAAACTACACGGGTCGAAAGACGGGCACGCTCTATCAGATGTGCTACGACGCACTAGAGACGTTGCCCTCCAACGTTCCTTCGTTCTACATTTCCGAAGAGCTAAAAGAATACAGCACCGACATTTCTTCCGAAAAAACTTCGTACAAAAATTCAGACATCTTACAATTGGCCGCAAACGCAGCGGGTATGGCTTTGTACCAGACGCGAGATGGTCACATTCGTATCGAACGAGTCAACTTGACCGCAGAAGAAGGTACAGAAGTTTATGAGATTCCTGTTATCAATAACTTCCAGTGGCCCGAAATCTCCTTTGCGTCCCGCGTCAAGAATGTGTCTTGCAACGTCAATGGCAAAGAGCATCTGTACCCGGAAGGCTCCAACGCGGAAGGTGTTACGCAGACTGTCAGCAATGAACTTCTGACCGAAGCAATGCTTGTTAAGAGCAAAAACTCCATCACCGAAGCTTATGCTATGCTGGCAAACCGCAAAAAGGTCGAGCTTGAGTATCGCGCCAGTCCGCACATCGATGCGTTTGACCATGTAAAATTCAATCACAACTTTGGCTACGCATCCAGCGTTTTCGTAACGGAAAGCAAATACCAGTATACGGGTTGCTTCAAAGGCACGCTTTCCGGCTATGTCCTGGCAGACGTTTCGTCCGTGTCTTTGTCTCCGTCTTCTCTGTCGTTGATTTACAATGAGTCAAAGGTGTTGACCGCAGAACTTCTGCCTTATGACCCCGACTTGCCTACTGTCAGCTGGCGTGCTTCGCCGGAAGGAATCGTCACGCTTCGTGTTCTTACAAACGAATCCGGCAAATCCACCTGTGAGGTCAAGTATAACCGCAAGGGAAACGCTACCGTTTCGGCATACGTTGGCTCTGTCAGTTCATCAATCCCGGTCATCAACAACTCCCCTTCTTTGTACTTGAGCACACGCGCTCTTGGCGTTCGTTGGGGTGCCCCGCAGGATATCACCGCAACGTTTACACCCAACAACTACGGGGCTCCTGAAATCAACTGGTCTGCGTCTCCTTCTGACGTCGTTCGACTGGATATCGTAGCCAAGAGCAACGGTTCTTCGACCTGTCGCGTGACCTGGCTTAAAAAAGGAAACGCTACCATTACTGTCACATCCGCCGAAGAACGCCTCACCTGTGCCGTTACAGCCTATGCATCTACTCTGGACACTATTCCCGAAGGCACGATTCTTACGCTTGCAAAAGGCAACGGAACTGTGCGCATCGCTCTTGTCAAGCACAACTACGAAAGCGGCTTGAACGGTAACGGACGCAATTTGATGTTGCAGATGGGGCTTGAAAGCGTTCGCAGATGGAACGAAGATAAAGGAAAGTCGTATACTGACAGAAATGATGTTTCCGATAACTATGATGGCAGCGAACTTGATAGTTGGGTAAATGGCACATGGCCAACCAACTTTTCTGATTCCATCCGTAGCAAAATGGGCGATACAGCGATTACAACTTATTTCACTACATTTAGCTATGATGATGATGAACATGAGGCGTATCACTATGACCATTATAAAACAATACGACGGAAAGCTTTCGTTTTGTCGACGACGGAGTTAGGCGAGTATACAAGCACGCCTGACGTCCCACATGAGGGCAGTGGCCTTTCTAATATTGATTCTCTCTATTATACAATCCTTAATGGTAAATTTGCCTGGACAAGAACAAGGCTTGATTACAAACTTTCTAATGCCTATGATGGCTGGGACTTAAACTATACGATAAGTGGAACCCCGTATAGAAACATTGTTTTTTGGGCCAGAGGAACTTCCTACGGAATTTCTGCTGACGTTCAGATTGTTACAGAAAAGGAATATGTCATTCCCGCCTTTACCTTCCCCAACGACGTTGAAGTTGATGCCAATGGGCGCATTATGTTGTAAGGAGGCTTTATGGCAATATGGATTACAGACCGCACGCAGTCAGATGTTGACCGCGTGAACGAACTGCATGATAAAGCCAACGTTGGAACGTGGACAGAAGAAGAGCAGATAGAATGGGCAGCTGGCATGAAGGGCGCGTTGAGTTACATGGACTACAATCGCATCGAAAGCGGTGTGTCCGAACTTGCGGCTACACTTGGCGCGTCCGTTTCCATCAAAACGAACTGGACGGCGGAAGGATATATGACCACAAGCGACGCAAATCGCTGGCTATCGAACGTATCCAACATTCGGGCCAAGTGCAGCGGCCCCGGTGGTCTGCCAAGCACTCCAACCAGCATGGATAAGTTGGCGTACAAGACCATGAATGAAATCGAAGAAATCCTGGCTAAGATAGAGCGAATCGCAAACGACCATTTGCTTTACTGTGACGAGCCAATCTGTGGAGGTGAACCTTACTATGGTATTTGTTGACCGCAAGGCAAAGTACCCTGGCCGGTGGACGATGAGAAAATCTGACGGCACATCGGAAGTTGTCACGCTGGTTCGCAATGATGAGCCTGAGATTGAAGGCACTCCGATGAACGCGGAGACGCTGAATACTTTAAGTGATGTTGCAGGCGCAGACGTTGCGCGTATACAGGCGGAAGCTGCCGCAAAGAAGTCGGAGGAAGACAGCAAGAAAGCGGAAGCTGCCGCAGGAAACGCCGTCAACGAAGCAACGAAGCTTATCAAAGGTTACACAGACAGCGCTCTTGCCAGCAAAGAAGCTGCCGCTGCGTCTGAAGCAAGCTCCAAGCTTTACTCGGAAGCTGCCAAAGAAGTGGTAACACAGAATGCTAAAGGATACGGCGGCGGGTACTCTCGCACCTTTACCTTGACGGCCCCGCAGGCCGAGTGGACGGCGCTGGAAACGCCCATCGGCATTTACCGCTATTATGTGGACGTGCCCCTCACGGACTGCACCGCCAAGTGGAACGCCTTTGCGGCGGTTTTGCCGGAGAGCGCCATGACGGCCTTTGTGGCGCGGGTGGCGAATATCATTGAAACGCAGGATGGCAGCGTACGTCTGTATGCGGTGAACGCGCCGGAGGGAGATGTGAAGTTTACTCTCTCAGTGTTTGCGGTAGGTTCCCGCACTTACAGCCTGACGGTACCTGCCAATGGGTGGGTACAGGCAGAAAACACTGTGGGGGCCAACCAGTGGCAATGCGATTTGACGCTGGAAGACTCTTCTGTTGAAAAAGTACCAATGGGTATGGCCGCACTGGAAAACACCACCGAAGCCCTCTCCGCTCCGGGCCTGAGCGCAACGATGGAGACCTTTGACGGGTACATCCGCGTGTATGCAAAGAACAGGCCGGCAGTAGACATCAACATTGTGGTGGTCCTGCTGGCAAAGAATGAGGTGAACTGAATGGCAATTGGTTCTATGACCACCAATAGCACGGTGGATGTGATCGACAAAACCCTCACCGTCTCCGGCGCCCCCGCCGACGCTGCTGCCGTGGGCAAAGCGCTTGACGAAAAGGCGAACAAAGACGTCATCCTCGACGAAGAGGGCAACGTGATTTTCTACAGCAAGGATGTTGTGGACAAGCTACTGGCGGGAAAACTCGATTTGACGGGCGGGGCGATGAGCGGCGAACTAATATTTTTAAACAGTTACTATGGTTCGATTTTAGGCGGATCCGATTCAGCTAGCCCACAACCTGGAGACGCCTTAGCTAATTTGGTAATCAAATCCTGGGGAGGCGTATCTTTTACAACAGATTGCCCAGACCAAACCTATACCGGGAAGACTGCTGTCGGTATTGATTGTCGAAGCGGCATAGTAAGTGCCACTCGTTTTAGGGGCCCCGCAGACAACGGCGTCGTCGCCTCCGGCGCTGGCTACGTCCGCTTTGGCGACGGGACACAGATTTGCTGGGGATATATCACTTTTGGGCAGATGAATCCCTCTTCGGCAACATATAGTACGTTCACTTTTGCGGTGCCTTTTGCGGATACGGGTTATGCGATTATGTCGCTTCAAACTCATGATGTAGGCGGAACAAATTTTCTTGCGATAAACCTCGTCGATAAAACCACTACAGGTGCAAATGTGTCAGTATACAACAGCAAAAGCAATCCCAACAACGCTGGCGTTGGACACGATTGTATTGCTATTGGTCGTTGGAAGTAAGGAGGTACACATGGAAGAAATTGTTTTGGGCTACACCCTCGCAAAGCCTGTGGCGACACAGGACGAGTGCACCGCTTACGCTGCGATGGCGCAGGCCGTGAACGAGCACAATGCTGCCTGTGGGGACGGAGACACCCGGTGGATGATTGAGGACGGCGAGAACTGCTACACGGTGGCCGCTGTACCGCCCCCGACCGCTGAGGAGCTGGCCACGCAGGAAGAGACAAAGGAAGCCGCCGCTGCCGAAGCAAAGAAAAAGGCAGAGCTGGAAGCCGTGCCGGGCCGCATGGACGCTCTGGAAGCGGCAAACAACGATATGATCCTGATGATGGCTGATTTGATTGGAGGTTAAAACTATGAAGACTTTGAACGCATTAAAAACCCGAATCATGGTGCGGGCATTCCGCATCCGGCTGACCGCTGGTGAGACCTTTGAGGATATCGCTGCGGATTACCCGGCCCTGACCACCGACGACCTGGAAGCCATCAAAGAAGCCCTCGGGCAGTAAGGCGGCGTGGAATGAAAGCATTTTTCGAGTTTATTTCCAAGCTTCTGGCGGCGCTCTCTCACGCGGCCGGAGACAAGGCAGAGGAGCCGGACGCCCCCGCTCCTGAAAAAGTGTCCACAGTGGACACCGTGCCGGGCTGGACGGGTGAGCCGCCCTACCGCTATCTCGACGTGAGCCGCTATCAGGGCAAAATCACCCTCGACGGCTGGAAGCAGGTCAAGGCGGCGGGTTACAAGGGGGCCATGCTCAAGACGGTATCCACCAACCACAAGCTTTCCAAGCGGACAGATGGCCTGTACATCGACCCGACCTTTGAGACCAACTACCGCAACGCCCGGGCTGCCGGGCTGGACGTGGGCGTCTATTACTACACCTACGCCACCAGCGAAGCGATGGCCGATGCAGAGCTTGCCCTTGTGCGGCAGGCGGTCTACGGCAAGGAGTTGACCATGCCCCTCGCGGTGGACGTAGAGGAAAACAAGCTCAAACCCATGAGCACCCTCGACCTCACCAATCTCACCGCCTACGCGCTGGAACAGGTGGAAAAGATGGGATTTTACGCCCAGCTGTACACCTACACCCACTACTCCAACATGGAGCTGGACATGGGCCGTCTGGCAAGCCGCTGGGACGTCTGGCTGTCCGATACAACCGGGCACACCCCCGCCGTTGGCTACCACTACAACGCCCACCAGCACACCAGCGAGGGCCGCGTGCCGGGCATCTCCGGCAACGTTGACCTCAACGTGACCACTCTCAACTACCCCCGTATCATCCGCAAGAAGGGTCTGACCCGTCTCCGGGAGGACGCATGAGCGACGCGATCATCGTAGCACTCATCACTGGCGGCCTGAGCCTGATCGGCGTGCTTATCTCTAACAGCAGGGCCGCTCAAAACATGGACGCCAAGCTGGAAAAACAGCAGGCCATTACCGACACTAAGCTGGACGAGCTGACCCGGGAAGTTCGGACACACAACAACTTCGCCCAGCGCATCCCGGTGCTGGAAGAACAGATGAAGGTGGCAAACCACCGCATTGCAGACCTCGAAAAAGAGAGAGGAGAGTAATACATGGCAACGATCAATAACATTTTGGGCGTCATTCCCGCCCCTGCGGCCCTTGTGCTTATGCTGGGCGGCTTTGTGTTTTACGCACTGGGCTGCATCCGGCTGGGCTATGGCGCGGCTGTCAAGGGCACTGTGCTCGACCTCATCGAGCAGGCAGAGCACGAGATCCAGGGCACCAAGAGAGGCACAGAGCGCAAGGCGTGGGTGGCGCAGATGCTCCGCATGGCCCTCAACGCCAGCAAGTGGGGCAGATTCATCTCGTGGGCCATCACCGATGAGACCATCGGCACCATTATCCAGTTTTTCTTTGACCGCATGAAAGCGGCGCTGGAAAAGGAGTAAGGAGGATATCATGGCAAGCATTACATACGAGCATCCCGGTGGCGTCACCGATATGTACGCCGCACAAGAGCAATTTCGTGGCGTCACGAAAATGGTCTGCGATTTTGTTAAGGCCAACAAAATCGGGGTATTAAGGCTCAAATTTGAGAAAAAAATGCAAATTTGCGGTTTTAATATGGCAAAATGCGTATCTAAGCGAAACGCCGGGCAGCTGCCGCAGCCTTTCTGGCTCGGTGCTACCTGTGGCGGCGGCTCGCATAGTCTTTCCGCCAGCGTTGCAAGGGCTTAATGCAGAACAGATAAAAGCTGTGATAAAACGTGCGCCGCTTGGGAGGTATGACCGGAAAATCGCCCGGTTGCGGTACGTTGACCAGCTATGCCAAGTTGATATTGCAGCGCGTGTGCCGTATTGTCGGACATCAATCGGCAATAGGCTGAAAATTATTGACAAAATACTGAATGTGTGATACTATACCTTTAATTGGGCGCGTTTTCTTGTGAAGCGCGTTGAAGCGGCAGGCTTTCGGGTCTGCCGCTTTTCTTTTTGCACGAATTGTGGTATAATTATCTCAACAAATCCTCCCGGCCTCTCGGAGAAGCGCATTAGGGTGGATATTTGAAAGGCCATGGCCTTTGTAGAGAGCGGCATTGCCTGTGGGCGGTTCCGCTCTTGATTTTGCAAAAAAATCCCCTGCTTTGCCGAAGCCCTGCGTGCCACGCGGGGTACTTTGTAGGCAAAGTGGGGGATTTTGTTTTATTTACACTAGTTTTGTCGAAACTCTTGTCTTGCAAGTCAAAACGTGATATTTTAGTATTGCACTTCAAAGTGTGCACCTTTAATAGTTAAGCGCTCATGCGGTTTTTTCCGTGTGGGCGCTTTTCTTTTTTGTCCTTCGTTATACCTTCGTTGTCCTTCGCTTTTTGCCGATGCGGTACACTGGATGCACAAGGAGGGGTGTTTTATGAGCTATTATCCGACACCCGGAGCGCCCTACGTTCCGCAACAGCCTGTCAATCCTTACGGTGGCATGGGCACAGTTGGGCTTGCCACTCCCCTACCCAACACGCAGATGCAACAGGCACAGCCGCAGCGTCCACAGCCGATGAATGGGCAGCAGCCTGTTCAGCAGTCGGCACAAGATGGCGGCTGGTTGCTTGGCAGACCTGTCTCCAGCAGGGAAGAATTTTTGGCAATACCATCCGACCTGTACGGCAGACCGACCTACTGCCCGGACTTGCGCAGTGGCGTGATCTACTGCAAGCGGCTCAACCCGGACACCTGTGAATCCTATGTGCAGGAGTTTTACAGCCCGGAAGCGTGGAGACAGATGCAAGCACAACAGGCACAGCAGGCCGCTGCACCGACACAGCAGTATGTGCCTATTGAGCAGTACAATGCCCTCGTGCACCGACTGGATGAACTGGAAAAGTGGCAGAAGAGCTTTTCTAAGCCCACTGCCGCAGCGAAGAAAGGAGAATAAATAATGTCCTCTCCGTTTGACATGATTACTCACAGCCCTATCATGCAGCTTGCAAATCTGGCTCGCGCCGGACAAAACCCGATGGGGCTTATCCAGCAGTTGGGCGGGCAGAGCGCGCCCATCATGCAGGGGCTGAACCTGATTCAGGGCAAGAACGAAGCACAGCTCCGAACGATGGCGCAGAACCTCGCCAAAGAGCGTGGTATCGACCTGAACCAGCTGGCAAGCGTCCTGAATCTGACGCTGCCCCGATAAAGCATCCCTCTAAGCGAAACGCTTCTCAGTTTTGCGGACTTGAAAAAAACCGCTTTTGTTTGGCTTCGCCCATCGCACACGGCGGTGGGATAGCATAACGCAAAACTGAAAGGAGTTTTGTTATGGACGATTTTGCAACTGGCTATCTGGCCGGACAGGACGGCGGCAATAACAACGGCGGATTCTTCGGCAACGAAGGTCTGTGGGCTGTTATTATCCTTGCCATCATCTTCGGCTGGGGCGCAAACGGCTATGGCCGCAACGGCGGTGACAACGGCATGAACGCCTACATCCCCTATCTGGTCGGCACTGGCGCAACCGGTCAAGGCGGTGCAGACAGCCGCTCGATCAAGATGCCACGCCAGCACCTCACCCACGATGAAGCAGAGGAATGGTGCGACAGTATGGTAAACGCTGACGGCACGAAGGGCTGTCACTGGACGCTAGAGCAGACGCAGGACGTGGCCAAGCAGCGCAATATTACCTGTGACCCGAACGATTTCTGGGCTGTCATGAACATGATGTACTCGGATTATTGTCAGGTCGCAAAGCGTCAGTCCGTTGATACTCCGGGCTTCTACGCTGACATGGCAAAGGCGTTCCTTGAGGACGCAGATGCCGCATATGGCAAGGCATATCTCTACTGGGATTGCATTGCTGATAAGTAAAACAGAACCCCCTGTACGGTTATAATTCCGTACAGGGGGTTTTTCTCATTTATAAAGCAAAGTTTCTTTCCACGAAAAGTTTTTGCATCTTTGATAATATTGTTTCGGCTGGCTGTTCAGTTTACATCTTGCTTCGTCCCACAATAGCCCTGTCCAATATTCGCAATGTTCGCATTTGATGTTTGATTTCTTTTCTTTATCAATCGGTTTCTTGTTCATGTCGTTTCCTTTCTCCCCTGTGCGGTCATTGCGACTACACAGGGGTTTACTATTGAAAAAGCTAGGTGGGGTGACGATTCCCACATCTCCTAACGATGGGTGATAGCTGCCTGTTCTATCCTCTAGCGTTTTCCTTATTCCCAAAGTACGGATTCGGCTTTTATGTCAAATAGGTCTTGCGGATGGAATACAAGGCTCTTGTCAAGTTCCACCACTCCGACAATGGAAAACTTGCCGGGAACTTCTCGCTCGATTTTCTTCTTTGCTTCATCCTTGTCATTCGCAAACAAAACGAACGGAGTTTGAAAGTGTCTGCATTTTTCGTCATCATCGTACTGGATTTTGACCCAATAAAAGTTTTCACCAACTACTTCTTTCGGTGTTAAGTGTTTTTTGACACTTGAGACATCGTAAGTGCAATACCCGATACACTGCGGGTTTCCGTATTTCTCCATAAAATTGTCGTTCCCAATACGAGTTGCCAAAACCATGTGAACGTCTTTCCAACCAACACGGTCATCATTGACCGGTTTATCGTCCATAACAATATCATCAGGGTCTATCACTTTCTTGCCAACCGCCAAATTCCAATTATTTGCAATATAATGTGTCATCTGATACCAGTTGTCAAATGTTTTTACTTCTTTCATGGCATCTTCCAAAGAGCCACGATGAGGTCTATAAACAATCATACGTCAATCCTCCAAGAAATCCTCCAACTCAATCTTTCCCTCTGCCGCTGCAACCGCCAGAGCGTACACGAACTGCCCAATCGTCATTCCATGCCGTCTGGCTTCACGGTTGATGTACTTGCGCTCTTCCTCGCTCATAAGGATGGTAATGCGCTTTGAACGCTTGCCATCGCCACTTGCAACGCCCTGATGCGATACTGGCATCGGGATTTTTTTCTTTGTCAAACCAGCTTCGGCTAGTGCGCCGGGAACATCGCCCTGTTCGATAAGACGTTGAACTTCCCTCGCCTGTTTCAACTTCTTTGGCTTACTTTCGCTTACTACGGCATTGTTTGGCTGTATTTCGCTGTCTTTGGCATGCTTCGGCTTAATACTGCTTAACTGTGCTTCATTGGGCTGTGCATGGCTGTCTGTGGCTTCACTGGGCTTAATCGGTGCTTGTTCAGCTTCGTTCGGCTTTGCTTGGCTTACTTCTTCTTCCTTTGGCTCACTTCGGCTTAATGCCTGCTCCGAAAAAATAGGCCGGAAATCAAACCCGCCAAGCAAGCCTGAGGATTTTTTGCTGGTTGATTTCATTTTACATTTCCTCTACTTTCTTCGGAAGTTCACGAATTGGCATCCAATATTCAATTTCTCCCGGATTGAACTGTTTTACAATTCCCCGATTATTCCACCAAAGCCCTTTCCAATAATATCCAATATAAATGCTTCCATCTTTGTCAGCCAACAAAACTTCTTTCTTCTCTTTTGGCAAATCCCATTCATAGTTTGTTGGTGTCCATTTTTGAAACTCTGCTGTGTCCATAACTGCCACAAGAGCGTCCATATATGCGTCTTTTTCTTCCTTGCTTTTAGCTCCAGCCCAATAACCAGAAATCTCACTCTGAACGATTTCGCCGTCAATCAGTCGCATTGTTATCTCCCTCCACAATCATCTGCGCCAACGCCTTGAAATCCTCTGCGCTGGTGCTCTTTGCCGTGTCTCCGCTAAACAGGCTGTGACGCTCTGCCTGCGCCTTACGGACGCCCATAGATGGTCTAATCTTCACATCCAGCAGGGTTGTTCCCATGCTCTGTGCAATCACAGGAAGCTGCTCCACAACCTCTTTGGACAGGTTCTCACGGCTCTTGTACTGATTCAGAAGCAATCCTTCAATCTTCAAAGTCGGATTGAAATATCTGCGAACATCGCCGATGGTCTGCGAAAGCTGGCTCAAACCAGCCAGTGCATATCGGTCTGCTGTGATGGGCACGATGATGCTGTTGGCGGCGATCAGAGCGTTCACAAGCGCAAGACCAAGCTGCGGGGGAGTGTCCAACACAATGTAATCATACTGCTCAGACACGCTTTCAAGGGCTTCTCGCAGCCGGAAGTTCTTGCCTATGTCCCGCACAAGCTGTTCGTCAATGTCCTTCAATGCGTTATCAGACGGAAGAATGTCACCAGCTTCACAGTGCTGGATTCCTTCTTCGACCGTGCCCTGCCTGGTCATCACATCAAACAGGGTGCATACGTCCTCTGTCTGTGCGCCGTAGGTGTCCGTTGCGTTGCACTGGGCATCGCAGTCCACTAGCAAGACCTTCTCGCCAAGTAACTGCAACGCACCAGCCAAACAGGTGCTTGTTGTGGTCTTTCCTGTGCCGCCCTTCTGATTGGCGACAGCTATGATTTTTGCCATTTTATCACTCTTTCTTACTTAAAAATATAGTTTAACTGTTTTATATTAAAGCATGAAATCAATATTATGCGTTTTCTTTGCTCAGACTGCGTAATTCAAGTTTAGTTGGAAGTAGATTTCGGCAAAAATATGCACTTCCAAAAGCCGCCCTCTCCACCGGCTTGCCCATATTGTTTTGATTTATAAAACCTATTCTTTTGTCAAAACAAAGCATTTGAATGTCATTCTTGAAAATTTTATATCTCTCTTCCCCTTGAATGCAGTTTACCGGAAGAAGCAGTGCAAACGGTTTTTCTAGTTTATACGCTCTGCAGAGCACAGCATCTTTTTTGCTGAATGGTGGGTTTGAAACCATTATGTCCCATTTTTTTGGCTCGTAGCAAAAGAAATCCTGCCCATAGTCAATATGGCTATACATCACGTTATGTCCTGCTTTTTTGAAAACATTCACGAATGCAGACCACTCTTTATCAAACGGACACCAAATAATTTTGTCGTTCGGAATAAATTCCAAAAGAGGTTTTACAGCATAACTTGGCGTATACTGTTCATCCCCATTTTTTGAACGATCAGATAGCAAATACCCAGCGTTTGCTGCCATGAGTCAACCTCCTCGTCGTTCTGGCCACTTTTTCTTTTTAGTAGAACGGATATGCTGCTTTTATCTCGTCTCCGACCCACAACACAGGCGTGACGTGCCATGCAATTACAGCTCCTTTGATTTCATTACTATCGGAATCAAACCATTTGCCATTGATTGTATCGTACTCGCCGGTTATGAAACTTTTTTCTCCTGTTTTCTCATCTTCGACACGAAGTAAAAGCCCATGCGGCCATCTTTCTAGGCTTTTATCCGGCATAACATCTTTGGTCATGTACCACTTGTCCTTGTCATATCCTTTCGGAAACATCGGAATCATACTCTTTCTCCTTTCTGCATTGTCTGCTCATTCTGTTTAATGCGCTGCATCTGACTACTTCAAGAAGCTATCGTCAAAAGTCGCAAACTCATCCAAGTCGGAGTTTTCGATAACTCTGTAAAGATAGCCAGCGGGGTTATCAGGCCATTCCTTCTTGTCTTTCAAGATTTTATTGTACGCATTACTCACAATATTTACAACGGCAGCTTTCTTCTTATGAGCCTTAATAGCAGGGAAGCTCTCGATCATCCTTTTCCCAACCATTCTTGCAATGCCGATGCACTCTGATTTCTCAAGGTCTGGCGCTATATTCTCCCAATCTACATCACTGTAAGCCTTTTTATTCGGTCGGCTGACAAGAATGTTGTCATTGAACGGAAGTTCCTCTTTATATTCTTTCGCCTTTAATTCAGCGACAGGCTTTTCGTCTTTTTTCTTGGCGACAAAAGAAACGGCAACAGCCTTGTTTCCAAACGAGATTTTTTCGTAAGTAACATAAATGTCTGACACATCATTGATTTCTTCAACTGCTGCATCCAAAACTCTCCGTCTAAAGTTTTTGAAACTCTCATAGCATCCTGCATTTGCGCCGAGATGTGAACGGAGCCGATTGATGCTGATATCAAAATGGTCTCCACCACGATTCATCATATCTCGCAGCATCGAATAGAGCAGAATGCTATACTGCGATTTCATTTTAACCGTATAGCGAAGTCTATACTTGATATAACCGCTCTTAGCAATATCGAAGAAAACACTTCTCAATTCAGGATTGCAGCAGAGGGTAACGACGTACATTCCTAAGTTTTTATCAATCGTAACACTTGCTTTCGTAAAAAGCGTATACATATTGTACTCGCTTCCATCATCATTAAGGGGAAGCGTCACAACGTTTCCAAGAAAATGTTCAATTTGTTTCTCGATGTTCCTGCTATTAACACGCAGCCCAAGCAAATCGCAATATTCCGAAAGGGTAAACTTGACTTCGCTAGATTTTTCATCTCTAGGATTGATACGGCTAAGATATACTTCCAAAAGCCGCAGTTCTCCAACAGTGTAATCATTAAACTCTGCCCAAACAAGCGCCTTGCTTTTTTCAATCAGGTTATTTTCGTAAAGTTCTGCCAATAGTGTACATCTCCTTTCTCTGTACACTCATTTTATCACATAAAGGTGTACACGTCAATAGTTTTATTCACTTACATTGATTCATGCACATCTTGTACACATAGACCCCCTTATTTGATGCACATCTCGTACACGCTTATGCACATCTCGTACCCAATCATGCACATCTCGTACCCATTCTTACATTATATATAAACAAGATTATAAACAAGAGTTAAATAATCTTCTACTAAACAAAAGAAGAAGCTCCATAATCTCTATTTTTTTCTTATTTTATCAAAATGAAAGTCAATTTTACACAATGGTGTACTTAATGTGCACAGGTTTTAGTTTTGATAATCAAGTTATAATTTTGCTAGGGCGAGCAAAAACATAACATATTAACGTTATTTATCTACGCAACAAGAGAAATATATGCATCACAAGTAGAAATCAATTCGTTGAAAGGTGTACAAGATGTTCTTCAAAAACTGCGATAATTCGACAATCAGCGCAAAATGTTTTCTTCATTGATGGTATAAGAATCGTTTCGCTTCATGGCCGCAGCTTCTCCACAGTCTTGTGCCTGATACAAAATATGCATATTAGGTTGTGTTCCGTCTGGGTCTGGGTCGGTTTTGGTGGCCTGCGCCATCTCATAATGACCTGTGACGGTGCGACAGACGGACACACGATCACGCAAAGTCGTGTGAAGGTTGGCTACCATTTCGCACAGAACGGCAAGGTAATCTGAGCCGTGATTGCCATAGATCAGATAGCACAGCAGGTCAATTTCCTGTGGATGGGCTTCTTTGATATGCTCTATCAGCGCATCCCTCTTTCTTTCGGTGTTGGCATCGCTAGCCAGGCTTTCCAACAAGCCAGGATGCAAACAGGTATCTATGTACGGCTTGGCCGCAACACCGCAGCATACAAACCACTTTATGATAGTAGGAGCATCTGGGGTCATTGTTCCTTGCTCATAACGAAAAATGGATGTCCGGCCTACACCCATTTTGTCCGCAAGCTTCTGTTGGCTAAGTCCAGATTCCGCTCTTGCCATCTCTAACGCTTTTGCCACTCGTATTCTATAATCATCCATAAATACCCCTCTTTCGACAAAACGATACAAAAACAAAGAAATTTAACTGATATATTGTTCAAAATGTGAAACAATAATTGAAAAAAGTCGCTGTTCCATTGAAACAGCGAGATATGTTATAACAGTATTGTCAAAAAATCCCAAAGAGAAAGGAAACGCAAAATGAAAGAAACTGTAATCTGGAACCATGAACGTATGCCAATCATCGACGGGATGCCCGCTAGCGTCCCCGATGGGAAGCCGCACACACCTGAACCGTGGGAGGAAAGCTAATGAACCGAACTGTAGACGCTCTGATTGTCCCATACGCTCGCAGACGGACGCTGGAGCTTGTCCTGAGCCTTTCTGGGTACGAAGCTGATAAAGATGCTTACCTCGAAGCAAAAGGCATCCTGGAACGCGCCGTAGCCGCCTTGGACGATGGACGCGACCCGGCAGACAACATCGAACGCATTGACGGACAGCTTGTGGAACTGTGAAAGGAGAAGAAGATGGACTTTACGAATGGATTCTATAAAGCCGAGAACCCTGTCGTTCTTGAAGAAGTGAAAACTTTTCTCCAGTCAATGGAACGGCGTGGAGCAACCGTAAAAGACTTGGACGATGCCATTGTGCAGCTAAACAATGTTTCGCATAGCATTAGCACAAACGCGCTTGTCAAAGCAGATGTACTGGACAAGTTACCTGAAAACCCCTTTCGTTCCATGCTCAAAGACGTATTGCAAAATAAAGGATAATCGAGTCCCATCGTGGCTTTATTGGACGCTCATTGCAATTTTGGGCTTCCCTGATGTAAAGTAATGGATGTAAAGAAAATGTTCGATTTTTGCGAAGTTGTTAAAATAGTATTGACTACACAACTGAAAGATGTATAATCATATCAAATGAACATCCGTACTTACAGATCGGGAGGATATGCCACAATGAGTGAACAGGAAAGAGCTAAGATTGACCGATTTATTGCATGGCTACTGGAACATCCTGAAAAGATTCCGGCAGCAGAGCAAGCACTAGACTTGGAATAATAGAAAATCCCTTGCGCAGAGCTACACCAGCCCGGCACAAGGGATTCTTTTATTTTACCGGGCATGAACGTTACATCTTCTCGATTAGGTTCATCAGCGCTTCACGCTGCGCTTTCGGCATAGATTCAAGCTTTTTTCTAATCCGCTCCAACGCTGCATCGGCCTCACTTTGCGGCTGCTGGGTCGGGTTTTCTTTTTGGTCGCCAGTGAGAAGGTAGTCCACCGATACGTTGAAATAAGCTGCAATCTTAGAAAGAACCTCTGTGGACAGGCTTTTGGTTCTTCCGGCTTTCAATTCGGAAAGAAAACTGCGGCGAATCCCAATGTTGCTGCAAAGGGTTCCGTCTTTGATGCCCTCTTTTTCGCAGAGTGCGTGGATGTTGCTGTACAAGTCCGACATAAGAATGCTCCCATATTTGTGCAAGTATACAAATGCACAGAATTTTGTACAAAAGAGTTGACTTGTACAGAAGCTTGTACTATAATACAGACATGGGCAGTACAGAACGCTGTACAATATAAACTCTCTACACCCTTATATTAGTACAGTTTTCCGTACTTGTCAATAGATTTTAGCAAATGGAGGTGGAATTTTGAAAGAAAACTTCCGTTCTGGCTTTGAGCTAGAAGTGAAGATGAAGCTGTTGCAGCGAGGTATGAAGCAAACGGAGCTGATTCAGGCGGTTCAAAGCGATACTGGATTGTTCCTTGACGATTCGTACCTCTACAAGATTCTTCGTGGCGAGCGAAAGCCGGAGAAGATTATCCAGAGCATCTGCAAGATTCTTGAAATCAAGCAGAATACCGAAAACGAACCTCAGATGTGACTGCAAACGCATTTGAGCAAACAACAAAAAAAGAAAGAGAGAACTAAAATGACTAAGAAAGAAGCTACCGTTGTCTGCATCAAGCCCATTGTCAAGAAAACCGCCAAAATCCGCATTATTGGCGATTCTCCGCTGATTGTCCACGCATGGAGCGAGAAGGCGAAGAAGGAGCTGCTTGCATCTCAGCAGGGTACGAAGCTCAAGAAGGATAAGAAGCAGGCTAAGAACGTCTACGGCGAAATCGCTGAAGCCCTTTACTGGATGAACGGCAAGCCGGACGTTGCCTACGCTGACTGGACAGAAGAGCTGCTGGACAAGTACGCAGCATCTGAGCAGTTCGGTTTCCCTGCTTGCGCTGTTAAGGCTGCTGCCGTTTCCGCTGCATTCCGTCTGGGCTGGACGAAGGATAAGGTTTCCGCTCGTGGCGCATTTATGATTTTCGGTGACAACGGTTCTGAGTTCATCGAAATTAAGTCCTTCAAGCCGGAAGGCGAGCCGAAGTTCGTAGGTCGTGAGGATTCTGTTCGTATCGGCATGGGAACCGCAGACCTGCGCTATCGTCCTGAGTTCGCCAACTGGTACATGGATGTTACCATCTCCTTCAACGAGAACGGCAACTTCAGCTTGTCCGACATCGTGAATATGCTGAATGCTGGCGGTGGCCAGTGCGGTCTTGGTGAGTGGCGCATCGAAAAGGGCGGTAGCTGGGGCGCATTCCATGTTGAACTGAGCGAATAACGCTCTTTTGGCTGTTGCGGAGAGGCGAGGCTAGGAGCGTTTTGGCGAGTTAAGGCGCTGTGCGTTGAGGCTTGGCAAGGCAGTCGGGGTTCGGCTTGTTTAGGAATGTTAGCGATAGGTCCGTTAAGGCTGGTTAGGCTAGGCGGTTTATGTTGGGTTCCGGCGAGGTTAGGCTGTTAAGGTATGGCAAGTTAAGCTCAGGAAAGGCAGGGAACGGCTGGCGTGGTTAGTCACGTTGCGGATATGTATGGAACGGTCTGGCAGGCCCGGTAAGGTGCAATCTGGTTTGGTGCGTTGAGTTGCGATGTGGTAGGGCTGGTAAGGTGAGTTTCGGCACGTTTAGTCACGGTGCGTTACCGTAAGGAGCGGCCTGTTTTGGCTGGCATGGAGCCAAAAATTAAGAAAGGAGCAAAAAAATGAACATTAAAACTGGTTATCAGTGGAAGAGCGACAAGTGCTGTTACAAGGCAACTGCCGATGAAGCCGCTGGTGCGTTTGAAGAAATCCGGCAGAACAGCGGTAAGCTCACGCCGGAACTGGTTGTCGATTATGCTAGAACGAAGGAATCGGTTCTGCATAACGACTTCGAGTGGAGAGACGAAGTTGCCGCAGAGAAGTACCGTCAGGGTCAGGCACGGCACATGATTGGAGCAATTCGCATCACCAGCGAGGATACGCAGGAGCCTGTCAGAGCCTACGTCAACGTTACCGTGGTTGCGCCGGAAGAACCGCCTGTTCGGTCTTATATGCCGATGAAAGAGGTTCTGGAACACCCGGATTTGCACAGTCAGATGATGGCAGACGCTTTCCGGGATGCACAGAGCTTCAAGCAGAAGTACAACATGCTGGAACGCTTAAAGCCTGTCATGGACGCTATGGATAAGGCGTTTGACGGTGCGGTATAAGGAGGGCTGAACATGGAGCAGATTATCACCTTAAAGGTAGACCTTGAACACCCGAACGAAGCGCACCACGCCATTAACAAGGCGGTGGAGGCCTACGAAGCGGACAAGCTTAAGTGGACGGCAGAGGAACTCGCCGAAGCGAAATGCCTGGCGATGCGGATTATGGAGCAGCTGTGCTTGGATGGATACGGCATCAGTTGGTACAAAGTTGAAAGCTGCGAGCTTCATTCGATTAGCCTGTGGCTTGAATCGGAAGAGAAAAAAATGACGAACCGCACTTGCTATATCGGCTCATCCAAGTGGGATGTTTGGATTGCCAAGTGCGTATGCCTGTGCCGGGCTACCGGCAGGGATGTACCTGAGTTCATCATCAAAAAGGCTGGTGAGTGCTGGTGAAATTCTGTAAAGCGCAAAGCCGTAAGCGCAGATTGAAACTGGCAATGGTAGCGGGCGTGTCCCGGAACGATGCCAACAAGGCACTGTGGATGGAAAAGACGCTGAACCAGTGCTTTGAACGCCACAACCGGGAAGCCAAGAAGAAAGCAGGAGAGCAGCGTGGAGATTAAATACTGTGAGCGCTGTGGAGCTTTTCTTGGACTAGCTCCCGCGAACAGAAAATATTGCGCTGACTGCTATAGAATCGTGAGTTTGGAGCGAGACAGAGAACGCAAACGGAAAGAAACAGAAGCCAGGCGCAATGAAACTGCAAAACCAGTTCCTTGCGCTTGGTGCGGAAAACCGCTTGTGCGGAGAAACCTTTGCCAGAAGTATCACAAAGAGTGCACGAAAGCAGCTTACGCAGACTTGCAAAAAAAGCTTCGCGAGAAGTACCTGGAAAACGGCAGAAGCGACCAATGCGAGAAACAAAAGCCCAAAAAGCCGAAGCCGAAGAGCAAGGACTATACCATCGAGGAAATCGAAGCAAAAGCAAAGGAGCTTGGCACAACATACGGAAAGGTAGTGCTTGGGCTACAGCTTGGAACGATTGATAGGTGGTAAAGATGAACGGCAAATATTATGGAAAGCGGGAAGTTCGATGGCAAAGCCGAGAAGCTGACCGCCTAGAACATATCCACAGAAAGGACTGCAAGAAATGTACAAAAGCAAAAGATACAAGCGAAAGCTTGCACAGGATGACCTGTCCCCCAAAGCGTACGAGCTCGTAAATGATATGTATGGCATGGTCATTAGTTCCGGCTTGAAATTCAAAGAAATCCGCATGGTTTGTGTAATGCTACGTAAGAAAATCGAAGACACGGTTGCAGAATGCGCCGTTGGTGGACGGGAGGACTGAGTATGAAGACGTTGGTTGAACTTATCTTGATTTGGGCTGGGACGTTGGCAATCGTCCTGGCATTCCTCCTTGTGAATATGTGGCTGATGAACGAGATCGGTGTGATGGTTGGCATTGAAGCTGCGAAATACACTATTGCAGCCGCAGTCATCGCCGCATCGGCTTGGGTATTCGGGCACAAGGGTGAGAAAAAATGAAGCTCGAAGATGCCATGAAAGCGCGCGGCATTCGTGTGAATGAGCTTTGCCGCAAAAGCACAGTGTCAAGGCCGACACTAGACAGCATCCTCGGGAGAAGAAGAGCCAGACACAAAGAAGGAATCAGAACAGGGACACTTTTGAAGATATGCGATGTTTTGAACGCATACGCAATCGTTGATAGCTCAAACCCGGATTACTTCGATGTCGTGTTGAAAAAGGTGAAAAAATGAAAAGCGTAAAAGGGACGATATTGGTTACAGTTGGGATTTTGTTCTCGATCTGGTCTGTTGGCTGCGGAAGCTCAATTGAAAACGCAACAACGCTTGGAGCTGGACTATTTTACACTTTTCTCTCAGTTTCGCTTTTGGCTGTGGCACTTGTCATGTGCGCACTTGGCGTTAATGCGGAAAACGAATATGGAAACCGTAAAAGCAAGAAAATCAGCCGTGTAACACATCACACCAGCAAATGGAGGGATGCAGAATGAACGAAATGTTTGACTGCTCCGGCAAGTATGACCGTTTTGGCGGAGAAGAACCTGACGATCGAGAGCTTTACATGGACAGATGTGATGTCTTGGCAGAAAGAGAATCGGAGCGTTTGGAGCAAATCGAAGAATTGCAGGCTGAAATCGACAGCAGGGAATCCGAATTGAGAGATTTGTATCACCAGATGGCAGAACTGATGGCTGGCTGATTTTGTGAAGCCGTATTAAGCCAAAGTAATAACAATGAAGCCTAATGAAGCCGAAGAAAGGAAAGAAAAATGGCAGTATTAGTAATGGTCTACGGTCACTCCGGCAGCGGTAAATCCGCTTCGCTTCGGAACTTTGACCCCGAACAGGTTGCGGTTATCAACGTTCTTGGCAAACCGCTGCCGTTCCGCAGCAACATGAAAACCTATATCACCAACAACTACGACAAGATTGATGTCGCAATCCACAGCACCAAGCGTAAGTCTATCGTCATTGACGATGCCACATACCTTATGACCGGCGAGTTCATGCGGAACGCAAAGGTCGCTGGATACCAGAAGTTTACCGACATGGCAGCCAACTTCAACACTCTGCTGATGCGGGCAAAGGAACTGCCGGATGATGTGGTTGTCTACTTTTTCGGGCACAGCGAATTCGGAGAAAACGGTGGAGAAAAATTCAAGACGGTAGGAAAGATGCTGGACGAAAAAGTTTGCATCGAAGGGTACTTCACCATCGTTCTGAAAACCGTTGTGCAGGACGGGCGATACCTGTTTAGCACTCGTAACGATGGGATGGACACCGTGAAAACCCCTCTTGGGATGTTCAACGATGCGCTGATCGAGAACGACCTCGCCGCCGTAGACAAGACCATCCGTGAGTATTACAACATCCCGGTTCAGCCGGATAACAAAGGAGAATGAGAGATGAAGAACATCAACTGGAATGACGTACAGGAAGCCACCGAACGCCGTGACCTGCCTGTTGGCGGCTATGTTGCCGGTATCTGCAAGGCGATTGACGAACCCGCAAAGGAACGCCTGAACATCGAGTGGGAAGTCGCAGAGGGCGAGTTCAAGGGCTACTGGCGTGAGCAGACTGCTTCCCTTATTGAGCGTGGCAAGCTGAATCCGGGCGAATGGGCATGGGGCGGAAAAACCATTAAGAGCTACAAGGAGAAGGCACTGCCCTTCTTCAAGGGCTTTATCACCGCTGTGGAGCAGTCCAATCCCGGCTACAAGTTCAACAACGATGAAAAGACCCTGCGTGGCAAGCTGGTCGGCGTGGTTCTCCGTGAGGAAGAGTACATGGGCAACGATGGCAACATCAAGACGAAACTGGTCGTTGACCGCTTTACCAGCGTGGACAAGATTCGTTCCGGCGATTATGAGGTCAGGCCGAAGAAAACGCTGGCTGGTGGGTCTGGCTCCGGCTACTCGCAGGGCGGGAACGATGACTTTTCTGTGATTGAAGACGATGGTTCGATACCGTTTTGACCTGTAAGGCATCGACCGCCTACTTTATATAAGAGCTGCGCTATCTGGCTGGACGGGCGTTTGGAAAGATGAAAGTTTTAGTTGCCTGTGAGGAATCGCAGGAAGTCTGCAAAGCATTCCGGGCGAAAGGTCACGAAGCCTATTCCTGCGACCTGATTGAGCCGTCCGGCGGGAATCCAGAATGGCATATTCTTGGTGACTGCCTAAAGGCTATTGAGGGGGGGGCAGGTCGTGACCATGGACGGAATCGCGCATGATGTGCCCCGCTGGGATATGATTATCGCATTTGTCCCCTGCACAAAGACGAGCAACGCGGGAGCAAGACACCTGTACAAAGGAGGAAAGCTCAATCTTTCTCGGTATTATGAGGGATTGTGCGGCAAGGCGCTTTTTCTTGCCGTGTGGGCGGCAGATTGCGAAAAAGTGGTGATTGAGAATCCTACCCCCAGCAAGATTTTTGATTACCCAAAGCCTACGCAGGCAATCCAGCCCTACGAATACGGACATCCGTACAGCAAGAAAACGCTACTGTGGGAGCGCGGTGTACCGCCGCTGCACCCGACAAACATCGTAGAACCTACCGCGACATGGTGTCCGTCTGGCTCTTACGCACATAAGCATGATAAGCGCAACAAGGGTATGTTTACCACCGATCGCGCTAAAAATCGAGCAAAAACATTTCCGGGCATTGCAAAAGCCATGTCTGAACAGTGGGGTTAATAGAATGATTACCTGTTGTCTCAACTGCACATCACGCCACCAAGCCTGCCACGACGCCTGCGAGAAGTACAAGGCAGAGAAGAAAGACTTCGAGGGGCGCAAGGCATTCGTGTATGAGCTGAACCACAGCCAGAGCATGTACCACCGTGATTATGAGGACAAGCACCGGGAGCGTGGGAAGAAACGGTTTCTCGGAAGTGAATTTAGAGGTGAACGATAAATGGGAGCTTTCATTGCAAGACAACCTAATGGTCTGCTGTGCCGGTTTTCTTCGGTGGTCGATTGCATTACCGATTACAACATGACCGAAGATGAATACATCGAAATGTGTGCAGAAAAAGCACGAAAAGAAGCACGAGATGTTCTTGACCATTATATTGAGCCGTTTGAAATGGTTGACAGGTGTTTCTTCCCGAACAACATGACAATCGAAGAACACAAGCGGATTATGAAGGAAATGGAAAAGCCCGCTGACAAAGCAACTCATATTCCATAAATTTAGAGGTGAACGAGGATGAGAAATCCATCGAAGAAAACGATGAAGCACATCGCATCCGTCTTAGATAGCCATTGCAGGTTCGATTCGGATAAACGGATTTTGGTTCCGTTTGAAAGTAGCCCGCTTTCTTGCATTTGGTATGGGTTCAAGCCACATAGCGGTAAGAAGGTGGTCGGCTATATCCTGAAAGACGGTTACAAGTATCCGTGCGAAAAATCTATTATCCGAAACGGATTGATGGTGGAAATCAAATACCCGGAACAGATTTTCGCACCCAGAGCGTCATCCCTTGAGCTGGCAAAACAGATGACAGAAAGAATGATTAAGAGAGGAATGCTTTATGTTTACCCATACACATGGAGAAGAAAACGATGGACGGGTTGATTTATGAACACCGGAAAGCAGTTTGAAGCAGACTTCAAAGCATCCGTCCCGTCCGATGCGTGGTGCTACCGGCTGAAAGACAGTGCTACCACCTACTACGGCGGCAACGAGAACCTGTCCTTTTCCATCGACAACATCTGCGACTTCCTTGTGTACCGATACCCGATGAACCACTTGTTTGAGCTGAAAACCATCGAAACGCCCTCTATCCCTCTGGAAAAAGTGTTCGGCAAGTACGACAAGGCAAAGTGCAAATACCGCAAGGAAAAACACATCACTGATATGGTGGAAGCAATGGGGTACGGCGGTCAGACCGCCCATGTGATAGTCAATTACAGAGCGGTCAACCGCACCTTTGCAATTCCTGCCAGCAAGGTTCTGGCGTTTCGTTACAACGAAAGCCGAAAGAGCATCCCTTGGCAGTGGGCAGAGCAAGAAGGGATAGAGGTCAAAGCGAAAAGGCTGCGTGTCCATTGGCGGTATGACGTTGATGGGCTGCTAAAGAGATTGGAGAGAACATGATTTGTTTTAAGTGTGACCGATGCGGAGAAGTCTTTGACGGGTACAAAGTAGATGGCTTCAATGGCATCGCAAAAATCAAGACAGAAAAAAACGGAGCAAACATAATCGCTGGCGAAGAACCGATTCAACTTTGTCCGTCTTGCATGAAAGAATTGAATGACTGGTTAGAGCCAAACAAAGAAAAACTAGACAACGGGAACAAGAACGAATGGAACAACATGACTACTCAACCGCAATGTGGCGTGGCTGTCGAAATAAAGCTTGAAAATGGAAACCTCGACATTGCGTACCGTAGATATAACGATAAACGCTGGTTTCAAAGTAGTGGTGAATGGGTTTCAAGTGATGTCAAAATCGTTGCATGGAGATACATCGATTGAAAGGAGAACAGAAGTGAGAAAAAAGTTTCAGACATCTTGCCTAAGACGGAAATCTTAGCGCAGTTGGCAGAAGAAGCATCTGAACTGGCACAGGCTGCGTTGAAGCTGCGCCGCGCTCTGGATGGCACGAACCCTACTCCCAAGACCATCGAAGAGTGCTGGGAGAATCTGAAAGAGGAGTTCGGGGATGTCCTGAACAGCATCTATGCCCTGCTGGGCGAGCCTGTGAACGGCTTTGCCATGCAGGAGTTTTACGAAGAATGCTGGGAGAAGGCACAGGAAAAATACCCACGCTGGAAGAAACGTCTTGCGGAGCGCAAGAATGTTGCCGTACTGGGCTGGCCTGTCTGCCTAGTCCTGCTGGCGGTGGTGGTTCAGTCCGAACGGACAATCAAGGGCATGGCGAACAGCCTGTTTGAGGAACGGCAGGCAATGCTCGTCTGGCTGTTCATTAACGTGTGTCTGGCCGTTTGTACGGCAGTTGTGATGGGGTGGAAATAATGGACAACGAACTTTACTGTCCGATGAAGATGACGAGCAATCCGCTTGGTCGGTGCATCTGCGAAAAAGAGAAGTGCGCTTGGTGGCGGCAGTTGGGCAACTGCTGTTCCGTCTGGTGGATTGCACGGAAGCTGGACAGCATTGAAACAAAGATGAAGAGGTGAGAGTATGAACGAGTGGATTAGCGTAAAAAACAACTTCCAGAATCGTTTGAAACTGTAATTGCGTATTGCGATAATGCGGATATGATTTTCGGTTTTATGACATCTGATGGCTATTGGGTCGAACTTGGAAGCGAAATCCCGTATACCGTTACACATTGGATGCCTGTTCCTGAACCGCCAAAGGAGGTCTGATACATGGCAACACCCCCGAAGCGTGGTCGTGGCAGACCGCCACTGACCGAAGCTGAGAAGAAAAAGCGTGAGAAACGGGCGCAAAAGGCGAAAGAAGAAGCCGCTGCGAAGCGTGAGAAAGAGCGAGAGAAGAAGAAACAGCAGATGCTTAACAAGCGGAAATCTATCCGCTCACAGGTGAGTAAAAAGGTGAAAGAACAACAGGAGTTAGCAATCACAAGGTCTAAGATGCTGAACACAGGCGATTTGCAGTCGAGAATTGGCGATGAAGAGGACAAAAAGGTCATCGGCATGATTGCAGCAAAGTATTTTGGCGACCTTCCGAGCGTGGACATGAACAATCCGATTGAAGTGCAGCAGCGTCTTGACTTCTTCTTTGACGCTTGCATCGAAGCCAGAATCTCCCCTGTGGTGGAATGGATTGCACTGGTGCTTGGCATCGAATGGGTGAGCCTGAAGCAGATTATGGCGGGAAAACGCCGTGACGACAGCTTGCAGCAGAAGTACATCCTCAAGCTGATTCTGCAAATGCAGTCCATGTGGGCATATAACGGTATGTACGGTCAGGAGAACCCGGCAGAGTGGATTTTCCGAGCCAAGAATTACTTTGGTATGCGTGACAACGTGGAAGTCACCGTTGCGCCGCCTGAACAGCCGTTGGGCGATGCCCAGAGCGCAGAACAGTTGGCTCAGAAGTACCAGACGGCTTTGCCGAAAGGGATTGACGTGGAGTACAAAGAGGTAGCAGAAGAGGTGGTCGAGGATGACTAACGGCGATTTTATCCGCTCCATGACGGACGAAGATATTACAGAAAACTTTACGCGGGGCATCTGCGAGCTTATTAAGCATCGTGACCCAGAGCGTTGCCAGAACCGTGAGCATTGCTTTCATTGCGTCAAGGATTGGCTGAAAGAAAAGAACACAATTATGGTGAGGGCTGACCAATGGAAACTTTGATTAACTTCTCCGACCCCTGCCTACGCACGTTCCTTCCTGTCCTCTTGCAAGACCACACGACAGGAAAGAACATCATCTGGGCGACAGACCCGCCGCCTGAACTAGGCGTGGGCTTTGCAGATGAAATCACGCTGGAACAGTTGGACAAGGTTCAGCTTGTCCCTCGTGTGCAGAAACGGCTTGCAGACCAGAAAAAGAGAACCAGCAAGAAAGCAGAGGTGTTTACGCCGACTTGGGTTTGCAAGAAGATGGCAGACGTTGCCGAAAACGACCTGAAGGGCGAGGACTGGAAGGAGTACATCAACAAGACTTGTCTTGAAGTCACCTGTGGAGAAGCGCCGTTTCTGACAAGCCGATACGATACTACAACAGGGCAGATGATTGCCGTGCCGGACAGAATCGGTTTGCTGGATAGGAAGCTGAATGTTCTGGCAGAGCAGTTCCATGACTACGATATGTGGATGTGCTGGGCAATCGACGCCTACGCATCGACATACGGCTATGAGTGGCAGGGGGACAATCTCTTGCTGGCAAGATGCAACCTGTTCCTGACGCTGATCGAAAATTTTAGGTATCGGTTTGATGCTAAAAGGCTGGAAATCGGCTGTATGCCTATGTTTCTTGACTGCATCGCAGATACCGTCTCATGGAACGTCTGGCAGATGGATGGGCTGAAAAAGACAGTGCCCGGAACGGACATTCCGTGCAAAATCAAAGACTGGAAAGCTGACAAAGAAATCCTGTTTAAGGATGTTGGGGAGGACAAATAAAATGAGTGATTCCGTAGAATATGCAAAATCAGAACTTGCACGTATTACGAAAGACGGAGACGGATTGCAGGATGTAATCAACAAGAACATCCTTGACATTATTGAACTTTTTGCAAGTCAAGGCCATAGTGGATTTACCGCTGGATATGCAATGTCTATTCTGGAGCGACTTTTGCGCTTCAAACCTATTACTCCGCTGACTGGCGAAGATGATGAATGGACAGAAGTGTCGGACGAAATGGGGCAAAGATACTTCCAAAATAAACGATGCTCAAGCGTGTTCAAGACCACTGATGCACAAGGTAACACGATTGAAGTGCACGACATTGACGCAATCGCTTATTCCGACAACGGTGGCCTTACGTGGTTTACAAGTAGCCGCTTTCGCAAAAACGTGACGTTCCCTTATGAGCCACCTACGCACCCGGAAAAAATCTATATCGAATACACGGAAGATGTTCCGCTTGGCTGGTCTGGCGACAAGTATGAGATTATCACTGACGACAAAGAACGTATCGAAGCGTTGAGAGCCAAGATGCAGAAGAAATTTGATGAAAAGGAGCGCTAATGCAAACTGATAAAGGAATCTACCACAAGCGAGTATGCGACCGCTGCGGAGCGGTTCTTGGCGGCAGGATAATGAACCCTGACGAATACTTCAAGGACTGGGCGTGGCGCAGGGACACAGGCGACCTGTGCCCGGAGTGCTATGCAGAGTATAGGCGAGTGATCGGACGGTTCAATAAGGAAAAGAGAGGGCAGAAAAAATGAAGAGATGTTCTATATGGCGTTGCAAACAATGCGGTATGGTTATCTACAACACCGAAGATGCGAAAATTCCTGACAATGCGTTTGACGAACTTTTTAGCCTTGAAACCGTTTGCAATAACTTAAAAGGGTTTAATTTGCCGACCGTCAAATACACGCACAGATGCGACGCGCAGACCATCGGCCTGTGTGAGTTTATCGGTTGGAGGAAGCAAGAATGATTTACTGCACCACCGAACATTGCTCTTGCATGGGAATCAAGCAGTTCTCTGCTGGCAAAGCTATCCGATGCACAGCAGAATCCTGTGAGAACAAATCTGAGCCGTCCTGCGGCTCTTGCAAATGGTACGCAGAGCCTGAGGGTGTGTGTGTGAACGACCAGTCAGAACACGTTGCAGACTTCGTGTGGGACGAACGTGGATGCAAGGAATGGGAGAAGAAAGATGAGCACTCGACCGATTGATGCTAATGCACTACGGAAACGCATCGAAGAATGGATGCAGGAATTAGAGCAAGAGTTTACTGTCGAGTACGCCTACATGGGCTATGCGCTAGACGATGTGCTTGACTATATCGACGCTGCGCCAACAATCGAGGTGAAAGGCAATGACTAATTATCCAGAATACCTTGAACGAAACGCACTTATTGAAAGAATCAAGAAAGCATATTGCGATGGCTGCGAGAACTACAATGGCGTTAAATGCCGTGCTTGCGGTATTGGCGATGCCATTGACGTTGTGGAAGATGCCCCGACAGCCTTAGAGCGTACCGCTGAATGGATTGTGCAAGACGAAGATAAGACGAGGTTCATGTGCAGTAATTGCCATGCGAGAAACAACCGAGACCGCTACAACTACTGCCCGAACTGTGGTTCTTTGATGGAGAACAGGTTATGAGTAACACACTTTGGCATCCATCAAGTGAACCGCCGCTAGAGAGGACGCGGCCTTTGTTACTTGTGACTAAGACAACGTGGTGTGATAAAGATGGAAAAATGTTGCAATGATTCTCGCCGACAGCGTACTTTCTTGGCTGTTATGCAGACGGTCAGTTCTGGGATGAGATAGGTGAGAGACTGCCGAAAGATGTTACGGTAACGCATTGGATGGCGTTCCCGATGGTATGAGGTGATGTTATGAATGAATGGATTAGCGTAAAAAATAAACTTCCCAATGCTGAATACGGCGAATCTAAAGATGTGCTGACAATAAATTCTATGGGTGTTATGCGAGTAATGAACTTTGATGGAGGATGCTGGTGCTATCCGACTATGGAGCCTTACGCCAGTGCATTCAAAATTACGCACTGGATGCCCCTTCCTCAACCGCCAAAGGAGGCTTGAGTATGACGAACAAGAAGTTTGGTATCATCATTATGGACTTGAGCTTTTTTGATTTTGGGCCGAAGCCACCTTGCGGGTACATCAAGGCAAAACATATTCGCCCAGCGTATGGCAAAGGCGAAAGATCTGTAAAGGCGCATAAGCGAATCACGAGAACGAGAGAGGGATTTAGAAAGTGAAAAAGCTTAAATTTCCTGAGGATTTCTTTGCATACGAAAACCCGGACTGCCCTGATAAGGATATTGAAAAAGCCGTAAACAGGATGAAGAACTGGATGAAGGGCGAGACCTACAAGAGCAACCCTTGGTTCTTTATGGCTGCTGGCAACTATCTGATCGTAGGCCTGATTGCTGAGGATGGGCAGAAAACAATCTACGTTGCACGGCAGTATTATGAGATAGTCAACATTCCGGGCGAAGGCTGGCTGCGTGAATCTAAGTGCCAGTTTTGAGGAGAATTAAAGATGGAAGAACTTAAGAGATGTCCGTTCTGCGGTGGAAAAGCTGTATTTTCCATTAATACCGCATCTTCATGCAACCTTCTGCGAGGGTATGAATTTAATATCCGATGCTCTAAATGCAAAGCCACAATTCCTGATAGATGCTATCAAATCGAGTTCAAAATGAACGATAGTGGAGAGATTGAAATTATCCACGATGGACGCAAAGACGCTATCGAAGCGTGGAACAAACGCTACAAAGAGGATTAAGTATGGAGCAGGAACACAAGCCGAGAACATCAATGATTCTTCTGCTGGAACACGTCCATGCGATGGACGAGCTGACAGACGAGGAATTTGGAGCATTCATCCGCAACTATGCACAGTATGTTGAGACTGGACTTGAGCCATCATACGACAACGACCGTGCTATGCGGATGCTCTGGAAAGTTGTTAAGGCGTTTGATGATATGAACGTGCAGAAGATGGAAGAACGTGATAAGCGTAGACGAGAAGCAAACAAGAAAAATATAAATAAGCGTTGGAACGATAAAAAATACGAAAGCATACCAATAGTATCACAAGATACGAATGGTATAAATGGTATACCAAACATACCAACTGATACGAATGGTAGCTTATCTGTATCTGATTCTGTATCTGAATCTGATAAAAAAGAAAAATGTGAAAAGAAAAATACCAACGAAGTCAAACGCTTCAAAGCTCCGACTATCGAACAAGCCAAAGAATACTTTTCCGAGAAGGGCTACATGGAATCAGAAGCAGAGCGGTTTGTTGACCACTTTACGGCAAATGGTTGGAAGGTCGGCAAGTCGCCTATGAAGGACTGGAAAGCTGCTGCACGGAACTGGATGCGTAACGTGAAGGACTGGAACGGCGGCTATCAGCAGACGATGGCTGAATTGCCTGACGAGGGAGACTTTCTGCGGTGAATATTGAAAATCAGACCCAATACATCCTGCTGGGGGCAGTCCTCACGTTCTCGGAATACGCCGATGTGCTGCAAGACCTTAAAATCGACGATTTCTGCCCTGAACTGCATGATACATTCGCTGCCATTCTCGGATATTGGGAACACAATGACAAGTGGAACCCGGTAGAAGTCATGGGGCGGTACGATAACTGCAAGAAAGCAATGGGTGAATGCCTGGATGCCTTTGGTGCAGAGTTCATCCGCAACGTCACCCATGACATGATGCTTGGATGGGCTAGAATCGTCAAAGAACAGGCAGCGTTGTCTAGAGCCAGAGAGATTGCGTTCAAAATCGTTGATAACTCGACCAGATACGCAGACTTGACAGGCATCTATGAGCAGCTAGGCGAAGCTATCAACCTGCACAACGAGAGAAGCGATTTCATCCCAATGTGCGATGGCATAGACAACTACATTCGCAAGCTGGATGATAAGCCGGAGTATATCAGTACAGGGCTTAGAGTTCTGGATAACAACTTGCATCTTGTGCCGGGCAACTTCGTTGTGATCGGCGGCAGACCGTCTGCGGGTAAAACCGCTCTGTCCCTGCAACTTGCCTGTGAAATAGCCAAGAACGGACGCAAAGTGGCGTATTTCAGCCTAGAGACCGACCCGGACACACTCTATGCCCGTATTATCGCAAACCAGCTAGGCGTACCGCTGCACACGGTCAAAAACAAGACTGTCAGCATTGACGAACTTGACCGGCTGGCAGCCATCAAGAAATATCCTCTGTTTGTCCGCTCTGCCGCTGGTAAGAGCGTTGGGTGGATTAGAACGCAGTCTATCAGGATGCAAGCCAAAGTAGTGTTCATCGACTATTTGCAGCTTATCCATCAAGCCGGAGCGAAAGACCGATACAGTGCTGTCACGGAGATCAGCATGGCACTGCATGAGTTCGCGCAGTCCACAGGAACGCTGGTGGTAGCACTTGCACAGCTCAATCGAGAGACTGCAAGAGCAGGTATTCCACCGACTGCCGCAGACCTACGAGAGAGCGGACAGATTGAGCAGGACGCAGATGCAATCATCCTGCTGGCGCAGAACGTGACCACGAAAAAGCGACCAGAGCAGCATTATCACTTTGCGCTTGAGAAGAACAAAGAGGGCAACGTGGGGTCACTGGACATCACGTTCCAGATGGAAACGCAGCAGTTCAAAGAATGTGTGTGGATGTAACGAGAGGAGAATAAACATGAAATACAGAAAGAAGCCAGTTGTTATCGAAGCATTCAAGATCAATGCACGAGGACTTGTTGGAGCGGATTGGTTCTGGGATGCAGTAAGTAGCAATGATATTATCACGCATAACTTCGGAAAGTTTTACAATGACCCTGCGTGGTGCGAGATTAAAACGCTTGAAGGGACTATGGTTGCGAGGGCTGGCGATTATATCATTCGTGGCGTAAATGGCGAAATCTACCCGTGTAAACCTGACATTTTCGAGAAAACATACGAAGCGATTGAGTGATAGTAGCCTAGCATCTCTTCTGTGTTCGTATCGTCACAGTAGAATAGGCAAGAAAAACAGATAACAGGGTCTGGGCGATAAAGTTACCGCCTGAACCTCGCAAATATTTTTCATCAATGAAATAACGGACGTAAAAGGGCTACCGGCGATAGTGGCTCTTTTCGTTTTTTCGCCAACTCCGAGAGAAAGCCTGTTTTAAGGCGTTTTAGGTACTGGACGATAACTTTATCTGTTTCATTGCAAAAACGCGCCACAGACGCTCGTAGGCGGCTCTCCGTTGATGCTGATGGTATATCTCAAACCAGACCGCGCAATCAGCCCGATGCAGGAGCGTGGAGAACGGCTTTTCAAGGTCAGACGTGAAAGTTATTGGGTCAATCAGAAAAACGCGGCAGACAGGCTCCTACGCGCCTTTCCAGCGATGATAGCAGCCAGATGCACAGATGCCAACGACTATTCGTCCAATCGGAGGGCAAAGTGAGACGGAAGCAAAGAATGACTGCGACTATCGGCAAGATGCGTTTGCATGCAAATGGATGCACATGATGCGTTTGCATCCAATCTTCCCCCCTTTTCTTCCCCCTCTTTCCCCTACAACCCCTATTACCCCCTATAATCCCCCTAACTCCCCCCTCAAACAAATAAATTGTTTGAGGCCCCCACGCCAAAATGGTGCGACAACTGCAACAACTGAAAATTACAACAAAATGCTTTCGCAAAGGTTCTTTCCCCCTACAACCCTCTATCTCCAAAAGCTACACCGTTAGCCAGCAGAGCAGGCCGAAGGCAAGAACTGGCGTGAGATTCGGACTGGTGGACGGTCTACGACTATTTCACATGGAGAATTGACTTTGTTTTGTTGTCGGTTGAATATGCACAAATGTTGCATTGGCTATTCCTGGTATAATACTATGAATTGAGCAAGATACCATAGTGCATTACTGGGAATTAAATCGAGGAGGAGCAGACCGAATTGGATGGTGCGAGTTATTATACGAAATAATCTGTAATTATCGGGAGCAACTATATCTGTATACTATAATAAGTACGGTTATTATACGAAATAGATATAACTAGCGGAAGAATATATTATGCGAAATTGGAACGAGAGGTGATTTTTGGAATGGTTGGATGACTTAGCGACTATCGCACCTCTCTTTTCCTAAAAGGCGAACGACTATTTCACACAAAAAACACACGACTATTTGACGATGGTTCGCAAGAAAACGCTACGACTATTACTTTACGACTATCAGCGGACTGTTCGCTACTATACTATATATAGGACTTTCAAAAGCTAGCCGTCTGACGACTTTACGACTATTCTACGACTATTTTATCGGAGAAACTACGACTATTCCAGAAGATATTACGACTATTCCAGCCGGAACGCTGCGACTATTGCTGACATCTATTAGCTATCGGGCGAAAGCCCGAAAAGAGATACGGCGGTAGCCGTCAATGGTTCCGCGCCGCCCGCCGCGCCCATGACGCTGGACTGCTCCGCTGCCAGACTGCAAGCCGCCGGGCTTGCATGGTCTGCGATGTGCTGCACTGTCTGGCATGGATCTATAATAGCGGCGCACCGCTGCACCCTTATATACCTTATTATAATAGGCGGCTGCGTTGACCTGTACAGTGTCCGGCGTGGTGCTGGTATCTTGTATGTGCTGGAGGTGCTGCGGCGCTGTGATACGCTCCAACGTGGGGCAGGTGGTGCAGTCCAGTCGGATACACATATATATAATAGTGTCGGTAAAATGCGGCAAATAGCCGGAAAAGCGCCTGTAAAGCCCTGTGTGCTGTTTTGTGGCGGGGATGTATAACTGCATTAACGGCGTAAAACGTGCCGTAAACGCTTGTATTGGGCTGTATTGTAGCAGGACAAAAATAAAAGCCCTGCACCCTCAGCAGATGCAAGGCAAAAGAAAAGCCCGGCCATTTCTGACCGGGTGGAATGATTCTTATTTGCTGGCCTTAAAGAGCGCAGAGAAGAACCAGAAGAAGAACAGAATGCAAGAAAATATCACTTGTCGCACCCCCTCATACCACGCTAAACCGCTTGTATGTGGTGCGCTTGCTGCACTCAGCATAGATATCCGGGTGCGCGGCCTGTAAAAGCTTGCTATCAAGTCGGACAGAAGAAACGTCCTTGTAAATGGCCTTTGCAGTGCCCTGTACCATTTCGGGCGCGCCGTGCATCATGTCAATAATTTCAGCCTTTACAGCGTCGTTCATTGCTTCAAGCTCTTCAATGAGCCGCTTGTTTTCGCGGTATGCGTTCACTTTTTCTTCAAACGTCGTCATTTTTTTAGCCCTCCATATAATTTGCGGGGAACGCTGCCCCAATATCGTGATAGCTTGTTAGGATGTGATACTTGCCAAAGATATAATTATGCAGGCCAGCGTTTAACGCGCACTGCACAGCGTCTAGGTTATACTTACATCCAGATTTTGCAAGCCGTTCAATCTGTTCTGTAATGGCCCTTGTTTCGTGATATGCAAGGACGCTTCGGGCTTTATCCTTATTTTCCGGCCAGTTATAACGGCAGTCCTCAAAAATAAGGAATGCACAGTTATAGGCGATTTTCTGCTCCGCTGTGCAGGTGGATTTGTCCACCCCTCTGATTTTATGATATTTCATCGATTCGCCCTCCTTATTAGCTGTTGAGAAATGCAATCATAACCAGTGCACCGGAGATCATGCCGCCCACGTACCAGAGGGCGTAAATTTGAGTTGCATCAAGCATTATACTTAACCTCCTCTTTATAGTAGCTCTCAAGGTTGACCGCCACAGTATAGCGGCACTGGACGTTAAACAGGCGGTTCCATTGGCTGTCGCTGCCAAACTCTTTGTTATATCGTTTTGCCCCCTCAGTAGCTACGTTATACCAGAGGTTAACAGCCTTGTCTGAGTCATAGGTTTCGCGCTGGTACTTTTTGCGCAAGCTGTTAATAATGGGTGTTATCATTTGGCGGTACAGATCGCCGTTGTTAGTGGTGTACAATTCAAGCTCTCTACTCTCGTCTGTTTCGTGGTAAGTCATATTAGAGGTTCTTTTCATGGTTTTTGTCCTCCTGTTTTGTGGTGGTGTAACACTTTTTAGTGTTCGTTTGTTTCTGACATTATAATAGCACTTTTTAGTGTTCATGTCAAGTTGCACACGCAACATTACACACTTTTTAGTGTTTGCGTTTATGCGCTGTTGTGCTGTGTCCAAATCTGCACAGTTTCGGACACGTTGCCAGACTCCAGCGTCCGCCGCTGGTACGATCTACCCGGTGCAGCGTGCGCGCCTTGCCTTGCATGGTCTGCCTTGCTTCTGGCACGGCCTGCCCTGCTGCCTGTGATGTGCAGTCTGTCCGGGTGCGCTGGGGCTGGGGTCTCCACCTGGGGGGAATGGGGCCGGAGGCCCGGGTGGGGGTGGTGAGCCTCGTCTTCTCCGACCAAAATAAAAAAGGCACTTTCTTTGCCAACACCCGCCCCACCTTCACAAAACGGCACCCATCCGATTGTGCAAGTCTCCAAATTTTCCGAAAAATACAAAAAGACCCCTCTCCCGGTCTAATCTGTGCTATACTTGACCGTAAGAAAGGGGCGTTGTAAAATGGCAAAACTCGTAAAGTGTAAACACTGCGGCGCAAGGATAGCGGCTACCGCTAAAACCTGTCCGCAGTGTGGTGGAGAGAATACACCGCCAAAGCCAGCTTATAAGCGGCTGTGGTTCAAAACCCTTATAGCCTTGATTGTTATATCTTTTATCCAAGACCTTATGAATCCACGAGAAAGAACGAATGTTACGGCTAATCCTGAAAGTGAAGAACCGACATCTTCTGTTACATCCTCTGTGGAAAGCCAGAGTGAAACAGCCGCATGGTCTGTTGTTGCTTCTTCTGAAACTGTAAAAGAAGATAATTCTTTTATGCTGGTTGATGGAGCACTTGGAAAATATGGTGAAGAGGTTACTATTCCAAGCCAGACTTATGGACAATATACCTACACACGTTATTTGATTCCTGCTGGTGAATACACCGTAGAAAACAAGGGTGGAGAGAAGATGGCTACTGTTTTTGTGGTGAATAATGATAACTCGGATGATGTAAAATCTGTGTTGAGGTTTTCAAAAACAGGCGAAAAACAAAGAGTAACTGTAGAGGATGGTTACAATATTCAGCTGTCACTTGAAACGCAAGTCTTGTTTACTCCTGTTGAATGAGAGGCGGAATTATAAAATGTATGCCTTATTTGGAATGATTGCTCTTGTTGCAACGCCTGTGTTTGGAGCACTGTGCCTTTATAACAAAGCAACGCATAGAAAAAACAATCGGATACTAATTGCTTTCTTTGTATCGTTTGCAGTTCTTGTTATATGTTTGGCTGTAACACCAGAACCGTCACATGATGAACAGACAAGCTCTAGTGTTGCATCTTCTTCCGTCGAGTCTACGGCAACGGAACCAGATGGCAGCTCTATTGAGGAAATTGCCGAAAGCTCAGTAAGTAGCGTTCCTGCATCTCAAGAAGCGACGTCCGAAACTGAACTGCCTGTAAGCTCTGAACCTGCAAGCAGTGAGAAGTTGGCATCCAGTGCTTCTTCGCATAACCCGGACGATGATATTCCTATTCTCGATTTGGATGATTATGCGAAGCAAGCTGCGGACAATGCTGTAAAAGTAAAAGACAAATATGCAGGAAAGCAATATAAGGTAACGTATCAAGTTAATAGTGTTTCTGATATGATGGTTAAAACGAACAATCCCTATACCGTTATGTTCAGCGTTAACTTTGTTACATCGCATAGCATCGGGTATACAGTTTATATGGCTGGATTCCCGGAAAACGAAAAAGACAAAATTTCTAGGCTTTCTCCCGGCCAGACCGTTACATTCGTCGGTGATTTTGATGGAAACAAATTCACTGATTGCCGATTCATAGTTCCGTAAACACAAAAGCCAGCGGCTAGATGTTCTCTAACCACT